TCGAATCCCTGTCCGACGCCAAACTCCTGCTCCCCAAGTGGGACCTCGAGGAGGCCGTAGGGGCCGTCACCCTGGCGGCCGAGGATGGCCGTTACGTCTCCGTCCGGGTCGAAGATCGCACCTGGCCTGACGAAGAGGTGACGGAGACCCGTCTGGTGGACGTGGCGTCGATGACGGAAGACGAGTACATCGCCTACCGTCAGGCCGGTGGCCAGTGGCGCTTCGTCCCGGCGAAGGAATGGCTGACGAACGGAGATTGAGATGCGACTCAAATACACACCGGAATACCGCTGGTATGAGACCTGGCTCCCGACGACCGATTCATGCCGTCACGAAATCATCATCGATGTGTTACCAGTTTCGGTAGCGCTGGGCGAAAGGAACATCAACTATCGAAAGTGTACGATCCTGGCGCGAGACTGTATGGTCCTGCGTAGAAAGAAATGAAACTGTATTTCCAGAACCCGACCGACCCTCAATACCAACGCTTCGAGGCGGAGCCGCTACGACACCCCGTCTCGGGGCGTGTGACTGTATTTAGAATAGTCTCACCGACCATCGCGAGCGCCAGGAGTCAGCGAGTTTTCGCCAAAGTCACCATACGGCGTCGCTATTTGGCGCTCGAAGATCCCGACGACCTGAAAGGAGGTAGCACATGAACATCACCGACACCCTCACCCACCTGGCCAATCTCACCAAAGGCCCCCACGCTCTCCGCCCCTGTCTGGTCGGCCCCACGGGTGCGGGCAAGACCGCACGGGTGCACCAGGTGGCCGAGGCGCTGAACCTGCCGGTGCATACCATGCTCCTGGCCCACATGATGCCGGAAGAGATCTCCGGTATCCCGCACGTGACCGCCAAACGCACCGCTTGGCCCGCCCCAGAGTGGGCCACCCGGCTCGCCAAGGAGCCTCACGTCCTGTTCCTGGACGAGTTCGACAAGGCCCGACGGGACGTCATGGGCGCCGTACTGACCCTCCTGTGGGAGCTCAAGGTGGGGAACGTCGCCCTGCACCCCGACACCGTGCTCATCCTGGCCATGCAGCCGGTGCCGCCCGCCCAGTTCCTCGCCGACGAAACTGGGCGGGCCATCGCCGCTCGGTGCGTGTTCCTGCCGGTGGCTTATGACTGGAACTACGTCCAGCAGCAGATCGGCATGGACTTGTCCTTCCTCCCGGCAGGTCCGTCTCCCAAGCTCCCGGTCCTGGAGGAGCCTTCGCCTCGTCAGGTGACGCTGCTCTACCGCCTGCTCACGCACTTGCCTGAAGAGGTTCCTCAGGATACCCGTCAGGCGATCGCCGGCGGCGTCCTGCCCAAGCCGCTGGTGGAGCCATTCCTGGAAGCGTTGGACAGTCATCAGACCCTCGACTCGAAAGCCATCTGCCAGGCGTTGGGAGAGGGCACCATCGACCCGGACGACATCGAGCTGGAGGAGGTCATCGCCCTTACCGCCGTCATCCCCGAGCATCTGTCCGGACCCAAGGCGGCGGAGACCTTCGCTCGCTTCACCGAGCGGTTGTGGGAGACGCGAAACGCCGACCTGTGCTCCCGGTTCCTCTCAGGACTCTTCGACGCTCTTGAAGAGCAGTACAATCGTACCGGAGACCCCGAGGTGGAGTTCCTGCCGGGCGTCGAGCCTGACGATCTGTATGACGCCATGGAACCGGTGGTGAAGCGTTTACAAGAGAAGGGGCTGTGAAAACGAAGGAGGTAACCCGATGACCACCCTTAGCGACCTGTACTGCATCATCAAAGACAGCGGTATCAAGATCCGCTGGACCGATACACCGGCACCCTCTGTCACTCTCGACGATCGGAAAGGCTACACGATCCATATTCCTAAACAGCTGAACGATATATCCAACGAAGAACACAAGGCGGTGCTCCTCCATGAGTTCGCTCACGTGCTTCATGGTGACCTTCTGGCGAAGCAGGCCAAGGAGGACCCGAGGCTCTGGAACGTGGCGTGTGACGCCAGAATCAACCGCTCGGAGCTGGTGCCTCCACTCACCAGCGTAGTTCGGCAACTCCAAGGCGAGAAGGCCCGACCGATAGTCTACGAAACGCTTCTGTCGTTCGCGTCCGAGCTGCCTGCCGACCACGTCCCTCCGGCCCCGATGATCTTCGAGACGCTCAAGAAACGTTCCTCGGCTTCCTCAGGCCCCGGACAGGCGCATGACGAACTTCACCCCGGAACCGGCGATCCGGACGAGTTGAAGAAGCGGCACGCCGAGACGCTCGTCAGGGCCCGAAGGGCTTTGCAGAAACATCCGGACGTCTCCCGAGCCGTGGGGGACATCGGCAAGCTGCACCACCGCAAGACCCGGTCGGTCGAGTTCAGCCCGGAACCGTTGGCGAAGATCGACGCCATTCTGTCCCGCCTCGACGGTATCGACGGCCGACGGCAGTTCTCCAGGACCTGGGTCCGACCCCGCCGTCTGGGCACGAACACGAACCTGCGCGGCGGGGCCTATCTCCCCAGGCCGAGGCTCCTGGTCATCGTCGATGTATCGGGCTCGCGTGCCGAGCGGCTTGACGTTTCCCAAGCGCTGGTCGACGCCTGTAGAGATCGCTTCGAGGCCGAGACGATCGTCCACGATGTCGATGCCGTCCTGTTGGAGCCGGGCAAAGACTTGCCACCAGGCGGTGGGACGGCCTTCGTACCGGCGTTCAAGCTGGCCCGCACGTTAAAGCCAGACTGTATCGTCCACATCACCGATTTGGAGACCCACGATGCCGAAGAAGCTTACGGGCTGGCGTCGTGCCCTGTCGTCGTAGCTGTGGACGACCCGAGCCAGGCCAGGAACGCTCCCAAAGGAGTGGAGGTGGTGGCGCTATGAAGCTGGTTAGAGTCGATAACTACCCCACCTATGCGGTCGGTCAAGACCCGCCGGTACCTGACTGCGTGTCGGTCGGGTTGACGGTAGGTTTACACCCGGCCGCGAAGAGGGGAAAGCGTTTCCTGAACGGTTACGTTATGGCTTACTTGTCCAAGAAAGAAATATGGTTGTGGAGAAAGGCAAAATGAGACTTCTTTTACTGGAAGACGCAGTGCCACAGGAAGCCGTGACACCTCGAATTCTTAGGGCGAAACAAGGATCCAGAAAATTGTATCTCGAAGTAGAAAACACTGTAGCTTGTTCGTATACCCCAACGAAAGGGTTGGCGTTCGACGCCGTCCGTCTTTCGAGGGACTCGATCCATTTGTTCCAAGAGGAGCGTCATGAAAGTGCGGTTTGAGAATAACAACAATCCGATCTTCAGCTTTACCGAAAAGGAGATCCCGCCAAGCATGTCAGTAGGCGTCAGAGTGGTGCGGGCTCCCCGAGCCAAGGCCGGATTTCGGGACTTCTACGGATTCGTCAATTTCTATTTGAATCGAAACGAACTTTGGGTCTGGAAAGTTCATGAAACTCACGTTGCTGACTGAACCAGGACATCGTTTAGCGACATCGAAGTTGGAGAAGCGCAAGGTAAAAACCATCGATATATTGAGTTTTAGATCCGGCATTGCTGGGACCCCATTAGTTTTTCAATACAGAATACCTGTTGACCAAGCCCAGAATAAAGTGGCTGTTTCTGATGGGGCTTTCTATTTGGTCAAATTCTACTAAAGGAGGTAACCCATGAAATGCCCAATCACAATCTGGGCCATCGACGCCCAACTGTACGACGGTCAATGGACCTGGAACGACAAGACCAGAATAACGGAGACCGTCATCGACTCTGCCGTTTGGGAGGACGACAAACGGTTGCTCATCTGGCTGATCGACCAGGGCTACTTACGCAAGGGCGCCGTGTCGGAGACGGAGCTCGAAGACGTTGCCGACTATGGCGTCGAGGTCAGAGTCCGAGACGTTCCTGTATTGTTTCTGGAGCTTGGGAGTGCGCCATGAAGCTGAAGATATACAACCTCGCAGGAATCGCTCAATCGGTGAATCGGTGTGACTCGACGGTAGGCACTATACAAATAGCGTCCCTGCCCGACCCGGTTATTCGACTCGATATCTCGAACCCTGCGGCAGGTTTTGCGCGTAATGTTATGGTTTTGCGTCGAAATTCACTGACCTTCGTGAGAGATCCATGAAACTAAGGCTATATAAATCTACGGGAATCGCTCATTCGTTGGATCGTTGGTATACGACGGAGCGAACCAGACGAAAGGTGTTTCTGTGTAGTTTGGATAGTCCAGAGCCATACGTATTGACCTCCAACCCTCTGATAGGGATAGACTGTTCTCGGTTGGAGCTACGTCTCAATTCGTTATCAGTCATGAGCGATCCTGGAACGATCCCTGCATAACCACCAACGGAGGTAACCTGATGAAACCACAAGACCTTGTCGATCGGGAAATTCTCTGCAATGTGTCTTGCACCATGGACGCACTCCGGCAGATGTCGGAGTTCGAAGAGGAAATCCCGCTGTACGCCGAGCGCCCCCTGGAGGACATCGTCGAGGACATTCCACTCCATGAACTGGAACGGTATCGGGAAGAGCTTATGGAATATTTGGGCATAGACCCAGATTCCGAGCCCGACGGGCGCCTGGAATGGGACGCTGAGGCGATTTTGGAGGAGCTGCATTATCTGGCCAGTGAGAACCCGAAAGAAATTGAATACATCGTTTCCCAGATTCTTAATTTGGACTGGGACGAACTGTCCACTCAAGAGATCTTCGAGTACTGGGCCGTCACAGAATGGTTCGCGATGAAGCTGGCTCGATATGACGAGACGGTGTTCCCTTGCCCTGCCGGTGATTCCTGGTGGGTCTGGGGCCGGACCACGACTGGGGCTCCCGTCTGTGATGATTATGTGATCCAGGAGATAGCGGCGACGATATGAAGTTACGACGTGTCAACTCCGGTTTCAGTATCGAAGCCCCTCACCGACCGAGGGGCTCCGTTCTGTCTTTTACCACAGGCCAGAAGCAGTTTCGGGCGAGGAAACACGTAGTCGGGGAAACTATTTTTCACCACCAGGTGTCCCTGTACGAATCTTTCAACCATTTCATGTTGGACATCAGCCGTGAAACTGAGGCGAGACCCGAAGAACGAAAGATTTGATTCGGTACAACTGTTTCGTTTACAATACCGACTCCTCTTCCACAACACCAACCGGGTAAGTCGGTTTCGTGGAAGACGGGATGTCGAAGCCGGCGTGACCTTGTCGCGCCTGGCTCTGGGAATTCTTTCTCGAACCCGCTAAGGAGGTGCCATGCATCGATACCATCTTCCAGAATTGAACGTCGTCCGCCAGGCGATGAAACAGGTTCGTCTGTCTAAACTGGCGGATCGAACCTTCCTCTCCGAGCAAGCACTCCGGCTCATCCGTAGTGGAAAGCGGAGTACTTCTCCCCGCTACGATACCATCTATCGGATCGTCGCAGCGTTACAAGAAATGGGGGTCACCGTCGATTCTCCTGAAGAGTGAATTTCGGGTGTGAATCCGGCTTCGATTATCGATCCACAACTAAAGAAGATAGCCCATGGGTAAAGATCTTGCTAGAAAACCAGCAGTCGCCACCCTGGGAATCCACTCCTCGTCGCTTGACCATCGACCCGGCCCCGTATTTGCGGGGCCGTCTTTTCACTGGAGGTACTCATGGCATATCGCTACCCACTCGAACTTCGCGTCATGGCCGCCCAACTGGCGGGTGGTGTCAGTCACATCGCCGGTAAGGACTCGAACGATCTGCTCCTGATCGACGAAGCCTGGTTCCATCGGGACTACGGCTTCGTCACCGGGATGGCCGCAGGGCTTCAAACTGCATTCGGGCTGGATGTCACGACGCTCATTCTGCTTCAGAAAGATCTCTGGCAGGCGATCTTGTACAAGGACTGGCCACGGGCGATCAAGTTGTTCCAGGCGATCCGCCTGTGGGCCGACGCCGTAGCCAACGAAACGATCCACCCGGAGGTACTCAAATGAACCGATTGAAAGATTTTTGGAACCATCATGCCAGCAACGCAGCGTGGGCTGGGATGAACATCGAACCTTACGAGGAATGGCTCGACCGATTGGGAATCACGGAGGAAGCTGACGACGAAGGGAAGTATGGCGACGACGATCCCTGGTGGCGAGAGTATCCGCCAAAGATATTGCTGCCGAGGCGTTATCGGGTATGGACGAACGACAAGTCGTTCGATGAAATCATTGAAGCCCCATCGAGGAAAGAGGCGCTGGACGAGGCTGCCAGGCGCCTTGGCGCAATTAACTACGCCGACCTCGCCCAGAAGCGTAGTTGGAGTGACGGTGACGGACTGAACATCGAGGGGCGGCCGTGCGCTTCCGTAGAGTAGGGGGGTTGTGGGCGATACGCCATCCTCGCCGTGGCGCTTACGATACCCTGAGCTTCCGGTTGACGTTCCGTGGAAAGCCGACTACCGACATCGAGCGGCGAATGCCCGGCGACGTCGATGAAACTATGATTTTCAAGGACAGGTTCGTATTGACCGTTCCAGTCAAGGATGATATGTTGTAACTTCGTTATCACTATCAACATAGGAGACGACCATGACCGAGAAAGCCATGACCAAGAAGACCACGACCGCGATGACCAACGTCGCGCTGCCCATCAGCGTCGAACAGATTGCCGGATTGCCGGCCCACGAACTGGCGGAGTTCGACTATACTTCACTCCCCGTCGTCGTCAACGATGGGGACATGTTCAAGGTTCGCGGCACGTCCTGGCCGACTCTGCTCGGCGCCAAGGCGTTCGAAGCCATCATCCTCACCGGGAAGAAGTACTGGTACTTCAAGTGCTCCAACTCGGAGCACGCCATTCCTGGCGTCTATACCTACGACAAGGAGACCACCTCACGGGGTGAGCCGATCGCCGACGTCGTCAAGATGTGGCAGGAAGACGGTTGTTCCTACATCGAGCAGCCCTACCTCCAGCTCACGGTGTTGATGCTCACGCCGGACGAAGCCAGGAACGCGTTGGCGCTGGTGACGATCAGCCCCCGCTCGGTGGAACGGTGTCGGGCGTACATCAAATTGGAGCTCGCTCGGCAGCGTCGCCTCCAGCCCTGGCAGGCGGTCACGGAGTTCTATCTCGAAGACCCTGTCACCGGGGCGGGCGGTAACAAGTTCCGGCCCTGGGGCTTCCGGTTCGTCCGCGAGGTGGACATGAACGCCGAGGAGTTTCGGGATCTGGTTCAGGAAGTCTCCGACGACGACATGCCGTTCTGAGGCGCTTCCTCACCGAGAAACGACGGATTGAGATGGCCAAGCTCCATCTCCGGCCCGATACCCTGCCTTGGGTGTCGGGCCACTTTTACTTTGAGCGTCCGCTCGGCTGTATCGAGGATATTCCGGACCGTGCCTGGGGATAGGTCCAGCTTGGCCGCGATCTGATGGGCCGGAACCGGCCGTCCAGCCTGGTGGATCTGTCTCAGAATACCCCGGAGCTTCTCGATATCGATTCGAATGACGTTCATCCCTCGCCTGCGTGTGGTTTTATGATAGTGCGAGGCATATTATAGCAATAGGAGGTCTTATGCGAAGTTTGATGGCACTTGGGATGCGACGGGAAATCGCCAAGCGGATCGTTGAAATGGTCCGACACACGTCCGACTGGAGTTTGCTACCCATCCCGATCCATGCGGCGAGACGTATTCAGCGTCTCGACCCGGCGTTCTTCAATCCAGATTATCATATGGCGGAAAAGCTGTTTCCGTACGTGTCGGGATTGGAAGCGCTTCCGACTCAGAACCAGCTTCGCCAGGCGTTGAAGAAGGTTCTCGACGAGACGCCGTTGCCGATACTGGCGTCTCGACTGGGATTGAGTAGCGTGTTCGTCAGCCGATTCCTACAAGGCGATGTCGGTGTTTCCCTTGGCGTCGGTTGCGCGATTCTGGTGTACCTTCTGGAGACTAACGATGTCGATAAAATTCTGGAAACATCAGCTTAAGACCATTGCATATGCCGAGTCGCGGGAGCGCTGGTACAACGCCAGCGATCCTGGCACCGGCAAGACGCTGGCTATCTTGGGCTACATCGCCAAGCATAACCTGAAGTCCCTGATCCTAGCCCCGAAAACCCTCTTGGAGCCGGCCTGGCTGGCGGATTGGAAGAAAATCCTGCCGGAGGACGAGGTGACGATAGCCTGGGCCAGCAACCGCGAGAAGGCGTTCAACCTAGGGACGCCGAGCGTCATCACGAACATCGAAGCGGTCAACTGGCTGGCGAAGCGGGAGAACCTGCACCACCTACGGCGGTTCGATCTCGTCGTGTGCGACGAGGCGACGGCATTCCGAGTGCCGTCGTCGATGCGGAGCAAGAACGCCAGGGGGGTGTTCGATCGAGTGCCGAAAGCGATCTGCATGTCGGGAACGCCACGGGTGTCGTCGGTCCAGGACTTGTGGCACCAGTACTTTCTACTGGATCATGGCCAGCGGTTAGGGCCGAGCATCACCCGTTTCCGGTACCGGTTCTGTAAACCGTTCCGTCCGCCCGGTGCACCGCAGGGCGTGATCAAATGGCTCGATCGTGACGGTGCGATGGACGAGGTGGCCGAACTGGTCGCCGACATCACCTTGCGGTTCCGGATCGACGAGTGTCTCGACATCCCACCCAACCATGTCGAGTATCTCCCGGCCAAGCTGTCACCGAAGCTGCACAAGGCTTACGATACGTTGGCCAAGGAATCCCGTGTTCTGCTGGCGTCCGGGGAGAAGGTAGATCTTCTGGTCCTCAATGGCTTACGCAACAAGCTGCTCCAGCTTTGCTCTGGTGCCGTCTATACGGGGGATGGCGAGGCCGGGCTGGTGAGCGACGAGCGGTATGAGCTGACCGCAGACTTGATCGACGCCAGGGAGGCCAGCGTCGTGTTCTTCGTTTGGCGTCATCAACGGGAAGGAATGGAGCGGGCGTTGAAGAAGCGTAAGCTACCATACGCCGTCATCGATGGCACGGTGAACCGGAGCGAGCGTGGCCGACTGGTGGAGGAATTCCAGAAGGGCAAGTACCGGGCTATCCTGTTGCACCCGGCCACGGGCGCACACGGGTTGACCCTCACTCGTGCCAAGACGGTGATTTTCACCTGCCCCCCGGCGGACCGGCCAGACTGGATGGAGCAGGGCATCGCCCGTATCGTGCGTGGCGGACAGGACAGCAAAACCGAGACGATCCTGTTGTACGCGCCGGGGACCTTGGAGCGTAGCGTATACGAAGCCATTCAGAGCAATTGCGACGTGAACGAGACGTTCGTCAACTATTTACAGAAACTAGGAGGTGCCTGATGTCCGAACTCGAACGTATCCACAACATGTTGGTGGCGCTCAAACGTGAGCAAGCCTATCTCAGCAAACGCGCCGACACGATCAAGAAGTTGATCTCGGACCATGAGCGACAGATTCTGGAAATCCTGGAGAATCTTGGCGTCGACATGGTACGTATCGACGGGCGTGTCTATTACCTGTCGGAAGACGCCGTCTACCAGGTGGAAGACTGGGAAGCGTTGTACGGATGGATCGTCGAGAACCGTGCCCCGATGATCCTGCACCGGCGGGTGAGCAAGCGGGCGTTGGATGAACTGCTGGACGCTGGCGATTTGCCCGATGGTGTCAAACCTGTTACTATCAAGACTCTGAAATCGAGGGTGGCCTGATGTCTGATACGCGCACATTCATCGGTGGGCGGACGTTCCACGAGCCGAAGGATTATACTGCCCACATGGGGCCGATATTTGCCAACCCGGACAACGGTCATGTCTACATGGCCAAGATCGAGTACGACGCCGGCCGATATCGGGTCGGCGTCTGGAACACGCAAACGGCGGTAGGCTTCCAGACGCCGTGGGGCGACAGGCTGGTCGATCTACTGTGGGAAGCGACGCGAGCGGTGCTGGCGTCGCACAACGTGAACATCATGGCCGCCCTGGAAGATGTGAAAGTGGCGATCCTTACGCTGACACAGGAAATGGACCGCAAGGTCAAGGACGAGCAACTAATGCTCGCTCGTCTGGGACAACCAACACTCATTCAATCTGGAGGTGAATGATGGATGTGACCGACCTGCGCGATGCGCTAGATGCGCTTCGGGAAGCGATTCAAGAACACGCGGATGAAGCTGGATTCTCCCGTGGGCCGAGCATGGCCGACACGATTATTTCGCTGTTAGAAGAAGAGCTTGGCTCCGATCCGGAGGTTTTGCGGAAACTTAACCAATCGAAAGCGCGTAATATCCACAGCTATGCCGCGATCGTCCTGGCGAACGCACTGGACATGTGTTTGCAGCAGCATGCGCTTCATGTGGCCGAAACGCTGGATGACCCCGAAGACGTGCTGAAGGATTGCGTATTGACCACCCAGGTCATCGGTATCCTTCCCGTAAGAGGGTTGCAGCACATCGCTCAATTCGTTGCCGAGAGGAATGGACTGATACCGACTGGTAGCAAGATTCAAGTGCGTCCGCCGATGCTGGAGGTCCATCCGGAGTCGCCGGCACCGACGGTATCAGGTCCCTCGACCGTGCATTAACGGGGAGGTGCCCGATGTATTCCTTTTCCCAATACGACCTGTTCAAACACTGCCCCTACGCCTTCGAGCGCCATTATGTTTCCAGGGACGTGCCGAAGCGGGAATCGGAGGCCATGGAACGGGGCTCACGTATCCATGCGGGCATCGAAGCCTATTTACTCCGACAAACCGACGCCCTGCCAGAAGAGGTCCACGCGTCGTGGTATGACTATCTCGACGAGCTCCGTAACGCACCGGGATTGCAACCGGAACGTCGCGTGAGTAACGACATTGCGGTGGGGGTCATCGACGCCTACGTGCCTGCCAGGATCGTGGACTTCAAAACCGGCAAGCCCAAGGTGCACGACCTTGGCAAGCGGGAGCAGTTGCGGTTCTACGTCTGGTTGCTGAAGGAGTCGGCCGTGTGCACGCTTGCATGGGTCGAGCACCCACGCAACCGAGCGGAGTTCACCGCTGAGATCGAGTACACCGACGCGCTCGATCGCGTGTGGCGTACCCGGTTGGAGCGTTTGGGCTCCGGGCCATACGAACCGAACCCGTCATGGTTCTGCCGGTATTGCGCCGTGGTGGATTGCCCGTTCAACCCCGCAGCGGCCGATAGAACGGAGGCGTTTTGATGCGGCCGACGATCGTGCTGGACTTCGAGACCTACTGGGACACCAAAGCCAAGTACTCCCTCAAGAATCTGGCCAACTTCGAGTACGTCACCGACCCGCGTTTCAAAGCCCATGGCGTGGCGGTGCTGTACCCGGACAGCGGCGAAGCGTTTTGGGTGACCCATAGCGACTTGGGTGCCTTCTTCGCTGACGAAGACTGGCGCCGACATACGGTCCTGATGCAGAACGCGAACTTCGACGGCCTCATCATGCAGCACCATTTCGACGTACTGCCTGGGGCGTTCATCGACACCCGTGGCATGGCGAACGCGGTCGTCCGCCCGTTCACCAACTCGTCGTCGCTGGCCGCCGTGACCGAGTGGCTTGGAATGCGCGGGAAGATCGAAGGCGCGTTGGAATCGACGGACGGTATCCGAGACTTGCCTGCCGAGATGGAGGAGCAGCTCTCCGTGTACGCTGTTCGGGATGTCGAAGAAACGTATGGCGTGTACGAACGGCTTCGGGAATATTTCCCGGCGTGTGAGTACGCCGTGATGGACCTGCATATCAAGCTCTATCTCCGACGGTTGATGCGTATCGATCTCGACATGCTGAACCGGGTACGGCAGCTTGATCGTGAGCATCGGGATCAGTTGGCCGCCAAAGCTCGGGAGACCTGGCCGGAACACTTCGAGGGCAAGTCCACGGACGAAGTGCTGGAGATGTTCCGTAAGCAGTCGTTCCTGGCGAACTTGATTGTCGATGAGGGTCTGCTCCCGCCACGTAAGCGTAGCCCGACGACAGGCAAGATCACCTATGCGTTCTCGAAGACGGACGTGCCGTTTCGACGCCTCGCCGAGAAAAGCGAACGGGCGAAGCTGTTGGTGGAGTGTCGGTCGAAGGCCAGTTCGAACCTGATCCCCAACCGCCTCGACAAGCTTGAGCTGATGCACAACCGGATGCGCGGGTTCGCACATCCGTTCCTATCATACTACGGAGCGCATACCGGGCGGTCGAGCGGTGGCGACTCGACGAACTTCCAGTCGATGCCGAAGAAGCCGGCGGAGTTTCGTCAGATTTTCGTCCCGAAGCCGGGGTTCAAAGTTCTCGTGTGCGACTCGGCCCAGATCGAGGCCAGGGTGCTCGCCTACGTGGCGGGCCATGAGGAGTTGCTCGACATCTTCCGGGAAGCCGACGCTCTGTCCCGGCAGGGTAAGGACCCGAAGAAGCTCGGGAAGGACGTGTATTCCGTGATGGCGGAGAAGGTGTCCGCTGAAAGTCGGGACTTCGGAAAGGCCGTGGTGCTTGGCTGCATCGCCGAAGGTCAGTTGGTCTTGACTGACCATGGGTGGAAACCGATCGAACAAGTATCGATCGATGACAAAGTGTGGGATGGCGAGGAGTTCGTAACCCACGACGGTGTGATTTATCAAGGCGTCAAGGAGGTGATTACCTATGACGGACTTACCGCAACCCCAGACCATATCGTCTTCACCGAAGAAGGGGAAATGCCGCTTGGGGAAGCGATGGACCGGGAGGCGAAGCGGTGGATTCCTCCCTCTGCGCCGTTTTCTCTCTACATCGACGAGGGACTGATTCGCGTCCGCCGCCAAGCTAGAGTCTATGACATCTTGAACGCCGGCCCCCGGCATCGCTACATGGTGTCGGGGTGGGTGGTCCACAACTGTGGGTACGGTATGAGTCTAAAGAAGTTCGTCACATTCGCCGCGCAAGTAGGATTGACCGACACGACCGCGGTAGCGAGGGCCTGGACCGGGTGGCGAGCGGCAAACGGACCGATCGTAGATTTCTGGTACGAATACGAACAGGCGTTCACGACGGCGGCATTGGCTAGACGACACGTCTCGTTTCGGGGTTTGGAGCTGGAGCCGTTCAAAGAAGACGGCCTGCTGGTGTGGTTGCCGAGCGGGCGTTACATCGCCTACGGTGGCCTGAAGCGCGTATTCGGTCAACTGGTCAGCGCCCGGTCGACGCTGTGGTATGGCTCCCTCGTCGAGAACCTGGTGCAGGCGTACGCACGCGACGTTGTGTTCTACCAGTTGCTCAGCCGTCCGGAACTCGCCCAATGGGTGTGGCTGTTGGTCCATGACGAGGCGAATCTAGTGGTTCCCGAAGCGGCCGCCGAGCGCTATCGGGAGTCGTTGCAAGACGCTTTCCGAACCCCGTTACCGTGGTGTGAGGACCTTCCCGTGTTCGGCGACGCGGTCGTTTTGGATAGACTGAAAAAGGTGTGATGATGGCCTTGGACGACGAAGCGGTGTACTACGATATTGGCGGGATCGAGACGATCGACATCATTCGAGCGAAACTGACCCCGGAAGAATTCCGTGGATTCTTGCTCGGTAACGCGCTCAAGTATCTATGCCGGTGTGGTTGGAAGACCGACAACCATCGGCGTGATGTCGAGAAGGCGAGAAATTATCTGGACTTGCTGCTGAAGGATTTGGACAAATGATCGGTGGACGTCGCTTGCAAGAACTCGTTCGGACGGCGGTGACCGGGTATGACCCGATGCTGGTAGGCCCGGTGTCCCTCGATGTCCGGCTCGCCGGTGTTGGCGAAGTCGAGGACCGGGACTACTGGACTCCGTGCCGGATAGTCGATCTAGGTGCTGACCAACGGATGCGGACAAAAACCGTGTCACTGGAGCACGGTTTTCATTTGCGGCCTGGTCAGTTGCTCCTGGTGGAGACGGTCGAACATTTCCAAATACCGTTGTCGGTGGCGGGCATGTTCACCCTTCGGTCCGTCTATGCCCGCAACGGATTGGACCAGGTGACGTCGCTCGTACTACGGCCTGGGTGGACAGGTCGGCTGCTGTTGGAACTGCGAAACTATTCTGCCGCCCACACCATCGTCCTGAACGCCGAAGAACCCGTCGGCCAGATCCATTTTTTCCACGTGGATTCCTAGTGCAACCGGAGACATCCTTCAAACGACGGGTGCATTATCGCATCGACCGTCTTACGCCACGGGGGGCGGTGTTTCGGCAAGCGATGGAGGCTGGCGGTGGTGTGCCGGATTACTACTACGAAAGCCAGGGACGGCACTTGTGGGTCGAGTACAAGGTCAGCCCGAACCGCCCATCGAAGAAGCAAACGGCGTGGCTACGACGGGCGTGGGCGAACGGCCAGCCAGTCTGGCTGGCCACTTACTATCCGAAGACCGGGAAGGTCAAAGTCAAACACGGTAAGGACACCATGACGCTGGCGTCCATCGACGATTTCGTTCTTCAGATGCTGGCGCATCTGCTTACTGATAGATCGGTTTCACTTTGAACGTCGCCGGGCTGGAGGTCCAGACGGCGGAACCAGGGCCGGCGACCCGGACCTGCACTTTCCAGGTGCCAGGAACGTCGAGGTCTCCAGTCGCCGTGGACGGGTTGCCGACGGTGTTATACCGCACCAGCCCGTTGGCGGCATCGACGATCGTCCCGATCTTCTCCATCACCGTCCCGTCCGGCTTCAGAAACACGAACGTCACCGTCGTAGCGCCCGTCAAATCGGCCGGTGCGTCGGTCGGGCAGTCCAGAATGGTGACGTCGATCGGGATGCCCGAGTCGAACTGACGAAGTTCAGGCGTGGTAGGACACGTCATTGCCTTACCTCCAAGCTTATCTTATCCCACCGGCGTACCGACATCGCTGCGACGGACGCCGCTACTACGGAGAGGTGTGCGGCACCGCGCGACGCTCGAAGCTTTGGCAAGCTTCGGGTCGTGGCCAGCATGGCCATCCCGGTACGCACCACTCGCAATTCTATCCCTGTTTTCATTGGCGCACCACCAACCGGACCCAACTGCTACGGACGGAGAGATATATCCCACGCAGGCGGCTGACAAGACCAGCCAACGGCCGGAGCCAAAACGTGTAAATCCCTCGATTGCCAAGGCCGAACGTGTTCATACCGGGTCGATCTCGCTAAGGTCGCCATTGGTCGTGAACCGATTCCGCACCGTCGATTTGTCAGCCTCGTAGATGCGCAATTCGTTTGCCGCTTTGTCCCAGACCCGCCGGTTGAAATGCGCCGCGTGGATGTCTTGAATCCGTGGATCCTCGATGTGGACCATCCCGGCGCTGTTGGCGGCCAGTACGGACACCTGGTTGGGGTACAGCACGCTCGGGTCGGCAATGTTGGTGTTGGCCCCACTCAAAAGAACCTGGTATGGTCCGGGCGTATCGTCGAAGCGGACTCGGTAACCGTTGACGATACGAACGACGCGGGCCAGCGTGGTCACCGCATCGACTGCCGTCGGCGGGGTATTCTCCACGATTGGCGGATGTATGGCACCGGCCGTCGAATCCTCGGCGTCCCGACACGCCCTCCAGAAAGCGTCCAGGTCGAGGCGATAGACGTTCCATACCCCGGCAGATACCAGCGTCAGAGCTGTCTGGGGGACGGTGACGATCTTGTTCGACCAATCGACCTGGACGATCATGGATTACACGTCGTCGATGACGATAGCCGAAATGTTGAACCCGCTGGACGAGAAAGTCACAGGCGCTTCGAAGGGTTTGATAGGCGTCGCTCCACCGTCCCGGACGCGAACCACCATATTCCGATCGGCCGAGTAAACCGCCGTGAACGACTCCTGTGCGGCCGAGGCCAGCTTGTCGATATACGTGATGAACACGTTCTCGTTACCGGACAGTGCAAATCCGATCGCCGCAGACAGCGTGAAAGTGCTCCCGGACCAGGACGTGTACGTCAGCCGCTCATAATCGCTCGTACCTGGTCGTTGTACGCGGATCGTCCCACTTGCTGGCGTGTCGGCTGGGATCGCCGTGGTGACCGTGAGTGTGGTACTCGTAGCCGCGTGTGCCCCGCTGACGGCGAGCTGCGTGAAATCGATCGTCGTCGAGCCCGGCCCTGTGGACGGGGCCACCAGCACATAGAACTCGCCGGCTGTGAGGTTGCCGACACGGCCGGTCTGGAAGTTGGGCGGAGACAGCGTCGTGCCGGTCAAGTCGGTGAACGAGTCGTTCACGGTGACATCGGTGACGTCGATGGCGAAACCGAACGCACCGATCCAGCCGGAACCCGTGAACTGCCCCGCCAGAAACGCCGGCGCCGTACGGCTGGTGGCATCGGCGGACAGCGTCACGGTGTTGGTGCTGGTGGTCCCCGTAACGACGTCGCCCGTAGCCGGCGGAGTCCCGGTGACCAACTGCATCCACACCGTGCCTGTCGTCGTGCCCGACTGGGCAAGGACGCGTCCAGAGCCTCCTGTCCAGGTGATTTCCTCCCCCGTCGTCAGCGCTGCCCCGGTGTTGTAAGTGAACTCGTGCGTGATACCTAGGAACAGGTTGGCATTCAGGCCGAACAGGGTTGCTGTACTTCCCCTACGTTGGGCGTACTTCAACGCTTCGTAGGTCTGCTGCGCCGTGTTGGTACCATAGTCGACGATCAGGTAATAAGGCTCGGCGGTACCGTCGTTATTGACGTCTTGTGTCGAGTATCCCTGGGTAATGACCAGGTTGCCCCACCACGTAGCAGCATTGGCCAGGGTACTAGTGTTGTTCGGATCCTGGGCCGTATTCAGCGCTGCGACCGCCTCGCCTTCTCCCAGAGTCACGTCGAAGTAGCTGTACGTATGCCCCCATTCACGGGCCATCACGCGGATACGCCCGCCGTCGATCTGGCTACCGGCGGCAATGCTTTTGACCAGGACGCGCATGATGATCGAGCCACCACCGTTCTTGGCGGTGGGGGTCGCTCCCCAATGCGGCGTCAGAAGCGCGCCGTTCTGGACGATTTGCACCTCGGTGCCGTTCTCTACGGAACCGATCACCCGGAGCCCGGAATACAGCGTCTCGTTGGCGGTTCCAGCGAACTGGCGAATACTACCGCCGAACAGGTATTCGGCAACAACGTCGTCGATGTTGTAGCCGTTCAGTAGCTCGATAACGGTATCGGTCTTCCGGTCACCTGGTACCAGAGCCACGATGTCGACCTGGTCGTCCCCGGTGTAACTGGCGTCGTCCGCCAAGTCTTGCAGGAATCGGTACAGTACCAACACCGAATAAGTGTTCCCACTCGGGGTTGCCACCATACGGATGTCGTAGTTGCCCGCGTTCTGGGTGATCGTGATATCTGCCGCCAACGCCGCCTTGGACGTCGCGTCGTATACGGTATAGCTAGCCATTGCCCCCGCTCCTACTCGTCTAACACCTGAACTACGTAAATTCTAACACCTTGCGGAACGTGATTGGCGAACGTCGTCAATGGTTTATAGAACGGCGTCGAGGACGCTTTCCGCAATCTGAGCTCCAGCAAGAACGGATTGCTGTACCCAGGGACGTTCGAGACGATGAACGGGTCCGAAGATACTACCCCGGATGACAATACCCGACTTGGATTGGCTGCGTCCAATAGCAGATAACGTGAGCCGATTACTGCATTTTCGATCGTTACATCCGCCAGGAACAAAGGGTCGGACGCCAGTCTGGCGTGCATCAGGTTCAGCCCGTACCCGTGCGACGTGGCCGGAGGCGTGTACGACTTACCAGCGATCGGGGTGAAGTACTCCATCACAGGAGCTCCAAAGCAGGGTCTAGGAACAGGATGGCGTTACTGTTCGGTTGCGCTACTTGCCAAAAGAAGCGAGCAGTAATGACGGAGTGTTGCTTGATAGCCGTTGGGGTCGTCAGTTCGAGAAAGTACGGATTTAACGTCACCAAACCCCAACTGTTCGAGGACCATGCTGCGGTACTGGTAGGCAGCGAGACCGAGCTGTCCCTACGGGTAGTGAGGCTTTTTACCTGTCCCGTAGCGTTGTCGACGTACGATATACTTAGCCAACAGTTGTTCATATTGACGTCTGCTACAGCGAAATCGGTCGATACCTGGAAATGTAGACGGATCGTCTTTGCCGTCGGTACGTCGGAGTACAACGTCTCGATAGGGATGACGCATGGGAGTATATGAGACGTATTGTTCGGAATGATACGCCATGACCATGCAGTGCCATCCGGCAATCTGGCGTTCAGCGTCGGTGGATTGTTGTTGGTTCGACTTGTGGCGCTACCCCAAGCCTCTACGATGTCGGCATCCAGGTTCGTATATTGGATATGGATGAACCCGTTCTGGTAGGTAGGTCGAGTACCAGGCGTCATGGTCCGCGGCCAGTCGCAATTCCGTGCCCGGATGAAACCGGCAGAAGTGCCGGCATCTGTTTTGAACACAGTTTGGCTCGTGGCTGATCCTACGCCCGAAATTCGCAGCCCATCGATCTCCAAGATGGTAGCGCCCTGTGAATAAACGATTTGGGCACCGGCGGCGCTAGAAGTCTTCTCTACGTGAATGTTGGTTAGGTACGCTTTGTGATAGTTGGCCTTGATTGATATAACCGGGCCGTAAAAAGTTCGGCCATGTCTGATGAACAATCCGTGCGCTTCTGCCCCTCCAAACAAGCGTAGGCTCGGATAACTGGTCGTGTCGGTTTTCGCACTCATGTCAACCGTAGCGCTGCGCAATTGAGAGCCGTTATGTAGCAAGACCAGGCCGGTGTCTTTGAGACCGGTAACACTGGTCGGGTTACGGAACGTGAGCAAGTTATTCCCAACCACCACGTTGTCAGGCTGGACGAGAAACGTCACTGTGGCGGAGGTCTCGTAAACGATAGACCCGACGACCCCGGCCCATACAGTTCCGTCGTCCACGACCCATTCGATATTTTGTACCGTGGACGACCCGATATTGGTATTGACGCCAGCTGTACGGAGGATATTCGTACCGCTGGCCGCCTTGCTGCGTATGAACACTCTATCGCCAGGACTCAACGTACCGTACGTAGGTGCAGTGTCCTCGAAGATAGCGATGTTGTTCCACGCGCCAGGGCCACCAGCAACCGTGGCTTCCGTCGGTTGTGTCCCATCCCCGTCAATCGCTGCTCCATGGATGATGTATTTGTTAGCCATTTAGCACCCCGTCAGCCCATCCGGCGGATACTTTCCCCGCCCCGATGAGAACACCCTCCATCCAGCGCACCCCCGCTTGCGTGCGGGGGTCGTCGAGATCGACGCTGGTCCCGTCCGCATCGGGGGTCGCCAACTCTAGCCGTTTCACCCATGACTCCACCTGGATATTGGTTTTGGCCAATGCCAGAATGTCCGTATATGCCGCCCCCAGGAGCTGTATGAATTCGAGTTTCGTCAACCGGCGACGTCCGCCGAATACCGATGTCGGAGTCGTGGTTGGCGGCGGCGTGCTAGGAGCAGTCGCGCTTTCTACCAGGAAGCACTCCCATGGTGGAGACAGATGCACAGGGTCTGGAGCGGACGCCGAATACTCAGTAACGTCTCCAGTCTCCGTGTTTACCGCTCTATAGGTCGGCATAGCGATCTCGCGTATGTTTTTCGATTTCGTAAATCGTCCAGCCCTCTGACCACTCAATCGACTTTTCGCAATGGTCGGGTTCGAGCCAGTTCAGAAATCGGTACAGCCATTGGAATCGGCCAAGACGACCCGCATACCGAAGCTTGCCGATAACACTGGATATCGTCTCGTCCGGGTATCCGAACGGGCCAGGATGGACGCCAAGAATCCAATTGAACAGCCAACCGAGACACGCATTGGCCAACTGATCGACGGCGATGAGGACGAATCTTGCCATCATTTGCAGACCCTCCACCCCAGGTACAGCAACACCGCTGCCAGGATCGACACTGGCAGCATGGCCGCGACGATGAACCACAACAGCAATTGTACCATCACCATACCACGTTCCTCCTGCAATGTCCGGGGTCGAAATACTCCAACGCCTGGTAGAACCACGTCGCCGTTCGGGAATGGGCCAGAAAGCCTCCGATCTTGGCCCGATACAGACCGCCGCTGACCGGCTCCAGGTGGCCGAACGGGCCACGAGGGCGGCCGTGGAGGGCGAGATTGAGCAAGGGGCCGAAGAGGACGTTGGCCATGGACGAAGTGAAAAACGTTATGACGTGAACGACATAGGTCGCCAACAACAGCAATGTCATCAGCGGAACGACGAGCAGCAAGGCGATCGAACTAATGGCGAATGTTGAACGTGAATACCGTACCATTGGGCCGCTCCCAGAATGCCGTATGGACATCTAACCGTTCGTTTTTGAAATACCGCTTGATAGCGGACAGCTCGGCTGCCGACGGCGGTTTGTCGACGCCCTTGAACTCGGCGATGCCATGTTCGATCACCACCGTACAACACCAGGTGTACGGCGATTTCAGCTTCCAATCACCGTCATCCGTGGTATGAACCCGGAGGATGAACGAATTCGGTTTCAACGGTTCAAGACTCACTCTCATTGGCCCAGTCCCAAAGGTAAACGGCTGTCAGAGCGACGAACAACCAGGTGAATTTGCCGAACCCCCGTTCCAGCATCATAGCGGCGAAGGTGATGGCAAAGGCGGCGAACCAGGAGATGGTGGTCAAAACCATTTCCCCCCGCAATGTTTACACAACCCGAGTTTGGCGGCGCATCCCTCGCACAACACGTCCACACTTAGGCTCGTGAATAATTGGGGTTTGCTGCAGTTTGCGCATTGGGTTTCGACCGTGCCGGCGGCTGCGAACATCGGCAAATAGTAGCAGTTTTTACAAACCGCTCGTTCTACACGCTTCTTGCGATCGGGGTCAGTACGTAGCCGTTTAGCAAGATCAAGTGTTTCCCGGACTCGCGCCTTGGACGCCTCGGTCCTGGTTTCTATGAATACCCGGTCTAACGTTGGGGGTTTCCGTTTCATTTCCTCAACAGATGCACCCCGAAGTAGAAGCTGGCCACCCCGAGCGTCAGAAGGTGAAACTGTAAGGCGCTGGTCCACTCGATGAGCCATTTGGCAAGAGTATGATCGACCAGTCCCAATACCGCTCCGGCGATGAGCAAAAGGAGATAGACGGCGATGATGGCGACGGCGAGGATGCGCCGGGTGATCGTTCTTGCCGTCGATTCTTCTGCGGCCCGTATAAGGAAATTCTCATACATCTCCAGACGCTTCAGGCGGTACTGGACGCGCTCTTCGTCCGTGAGCTGCTGCTCGTCGATCCACCTGCCGATCCCGCGAATGCTATCGTCCGCCAGATCGACGGCCTGCTGGACGATGCGTTTGCTGGAGAAGATGGCCGTGAGCCAGTTCATAACGACAAATAGTCTCTGAGTGACAGAAACGGAACATACTGGTAGATACCGTCCCCGCGTGCTCCGTACGGCAGAGCTATAGCGAAAAACTCGAACGGGCTGGCGTGTTTGTCTTTGTATAGACGCACTACCGCTTTGCGGACAACGTCGTCGTTCGGGAGGGTGGTTTTGTTCGTCGAGGTCCTCGACACTCGGTAAATGGCCCGGAGCAACCGAATTGGCCACTCCTCTATCGGGATGTCCCCATCCGGCACGTACAGTTGATTGTCAAGGAAAGGACCGTAGACGCACCCCACGGCTGTTTGTACCGGGTCGGTGTCTCTATCGGCCTTCGACAACAAATGGGCCAATTTACGCACGTCCGGTTGGACCGTCTCGTGGCGCCGGAGCTCGTAGAAATGTTCCCACGCCCAATCAGGCCCGATCATCATCACCGTGCAGGTGGCATATGGTTTGAGCGGCGTTTGCCAATCTTGACGGTGGAGGCCAAGCAGACGGAGACCTGTGGCGGTGATCCGCGCTTGCAGGCGGCCATAAGCAAAAATGGCATTGGCAAGTTTGGCTCGGAGATTGGAGGCGGGCTTGCTATCGAACATCCGTTTCCCCGTCGCCACGGACCACTCGGGGCGGCAATCGAGCGGGAGAGACGAGGCCCGGCTAGACTGAACAGAATAGGCGAACGACCGGTGACGGGTAAGCTGCTGAAGTACCCGGTCGTATGGGACGCCTTCAATACGAGCGGCACGGACGTGGCGAATGCCATTCTCCCAGCACCAGAAATGCGTTATCTTCATCGGTGGATTTCCTCGTCGAACAATTCTTTTTCGGTCAAGAGTTTACCGCCAGACTCGATATACCGCCGGCGTAGCTCCAGTAGTACCTCACCAAGCTTCGTTTTCGGTCGATACTCACGAAGCAGCTTATCGGTTTCCGTGGATTTCCTCGTCGAACGGTACATAATGGTCCAATACGAAGTCTGGAGCCGTGTTGCAAACGTCGAACCCAGGGCAGATTTTACGGACGTTGGGCAGGTCCCGATGGCCGCAGAGGAACGGTACGGGTTCATGGGGGATGATCTGGGAGAGGTACGTCACCGCCTCCCACAGACGGGATAGTGCTTCGTCGGTGAATGCGTCCGTACCGGCGAGGGCAATTCCGACGGTGGAGCGGTTCCACCCTTTCGCATGCGCTCCCGTCTCCCAGATAGCTCGCCCCGATTGGATCGTCCCGTCAGGCTGGATCAAGAAGTGATAGCCAAAAGCTTTGAGATGATCGTTGAACAGATCACTGATCTGCGGAGACCGCCTGAACCCTCGTTTGGCGTGCCAGAGGTCGATCGAGTAGATGGAAACAGGTTCAAGGTTCTGTGTGGCCGTGCAGTGTACGACCACGCCACGAATGTTGCGGATGTCACGATAAGTACTCATGTCCGTCTCTCTTTAAGAACCTCGTAAACGACGAACGTGGCTGCTGTCGTCCAGAACGCCGCTGCCCAGGTCGGTCCGGCCTCGATGGCGGCCGCCATCAATACCGAGACCGAAAGTGCGGCGATGACCCAATGCAAGATCTTCAACGTCCGATTTTGTTTTTTGCGGTTTCCCATACAAGCTGCTCCAAAAAGTAAAGCCCACGGCCGCCTATATGTCCGGCAATGCCGACTAGGGCCGTCAGGGCTTCATCGGAGAGCCCGATGTGAGAGCCGGCGCCATAAGCGATCATACCCATCAAAGCCGCTGACGGAGCGTCCAAGAGGAACGACCGCCATAAAGGCGGCTTGACTTTTCCGTCGCGCGCCCGAGAAATGAAATCGGTCAACAGCCCTAGCAAGGCGGCCCCTGCCATGATTATAAGTGTTTTATGGATAACAAAGAAGTTATGCAGCACTGACATCGGCGCTCCCTTGCAATGCCGCTTTACGAAGCCGCTCGACAGCATCTTTTATCCGGGTGTCCAGGTCGGCCTCATGCTGGGACGTCCACTCAGGGCCGACGGTGAGCGTCAGCAAACGCCCCAACGCTTCCCGGAGCACGGTCATAGCCTGCTCGGTTTCCGGGTGTGCTTTGGCGGTCGTGGCGATTAGCATGATCATATCCACGACGGTATCCTTCAACATGTCTTCACGCGCTTTGTCGTTCAATTCCATAGTAACCTCCATCAATACAGAACCCATGGGCGGATCAACGTCGCCCCCGGAAGCAGGCTAAGCTGCGCCGATAGCCTATCTTCAGGATCGCCCGCAAACATGGCCTCGTAGATGTTCGTGACCGTATTGACCCACGGACCGAGCACGGACGACAGGCCATATTCCCACCCCGAGCCAAGGTCGTTGAGGAACGCGGCCGGACCTAATATACCCGCTTTACCGAAGGCGTCCAAGGTGTACCCGAACACCCCGTACTTGGCGAACCGCCACCCAGTGTCGTCGTAACCTTTCAATAGGTCCTGAATCGCCGTGATCATGATCGTCATCGGAACGGATACGGCGACCAGCGTGAACAGTGCCACCGAGTTGCCCTCTTTCGCTTCGTACCACGCCCGAGCCACGACTTGGTGGAAGAAAGCGTAGGCGAAGCTCTTGAGGGCGAAGAACAGCCGGAAGTGTTCGTCGTTCGCCCAACTGGGACGGTTAGCCGGGTTGGGCCGCACGACCATACTGTCGGCCACCTCGACCAGAGCCTGCTTGATCCGCTGGTCCAACTCGACCCGAGCCGGATCGGTATCCCGAAGCCGGGCGATCTCGTCCAGGGTGAGAAGCTCGATCTTCTTACCGTTAGCCGATGCGACGGCAGCCAGGTCGTCGCGGGTCAGGCCGAGCTCCTGCAAATACCTGGACGCCATCTCGTCCGCAATTTTGCCGTTGTGTATTTGCATCAAGAATTGCTCAGCGGCCGATGCCGCCATGATGCGGGAGATTTGGTCCCATTTGGTCATGAAGGTCAGCCGGAACCACAATGCCGCCAAACGGTTCGGGAGTTGCTGAGGCGTATCGGCATCGAAACGATTGAGCAATTCAATCAGCGTCGACGACTGTACGATACCCAGTGTCTCGGCGAAGTCCTTGGCGCGTTGCCCGGATTCTCGGCCGAACGCCCCACGAATACCGTCCATCAGTGCCCGGAAGGCGATATCCATGTCTCCATTCATTCTAGCCATCACACCGCTGACGTCGGAAAAAGACGTCAGCGCGGCCAGCGCCAGCGTGGTCGTGTAGATATAGACGTTCGCCAGGTTGGTAGCGAAGCTGAGCTTCGGATTGATCGTCTCGCCGGCGGGAGCTTCCTTGCCGAGGAGACGATGCAGCGCCTCGTTGGTACGCGCCCCACCGATACCGTATAGGCTGTCCAACAGCCGCATGATTTCGTCTACCGGAAGGTCGGGTTCCAGCTCAAGGGCCTTGGTGAGCAGCTCCTGCACCTTTTCGGCACGGGGGCCGAGCATCCGGGCGAAGCCTTCCCGTCGCCCGGCCTGAGACGAAAACGCGACCATGATGGCGTCCAAGTCTCGGGACAGGCCGGTCTCGACGAATCGAGCGACCTCCGGTTTCGAAAGCAATAGCTTGTTGATGAGCCGACGCGACCCGAACATGAAGCGTGGCGAATAGGCGTCCGGCAGCATATCGAAGCTGGCGTCGTCGGCATGACCATGCGCCGCCAGCAACCCGCTGACGATAGTGTCGGCCATTTCCTCGACGGACTTGACCGGGTCCCGACCCGCGCGGGCTCTGGCTTTATTGGTTTCTTTCAGGATCGCCTCGACGTCTTTCCGAGCATGAGCCAGCAGGATATCCCGCAGCTCGCTGCGGTGAGCCATCAACCATTCGAGGTCGAACATCAGGGGGAAGTAATTGTCCGGGCGATCACCGACGTTCACGCCAGACTCGGCCACGTTGTCGTACACCGTCTTGGAGAACTGCCGCAGACGGATCGCCGCAGCGAGCTCCTTCTGGCTAAGCCCGGCCTGATGGATATCGTCGCCATATAGCTGCGAACGCAACAGAACCTCGGAGATCCGGCGCTTCTGGTCGGCACTAAGCCCACGGACGATCCTGTCGTATTCGGTCAAGTACTGCCCACGCAAACGGGAGACTTCGGAGAACACCCCGATTCGCCCCGTCTTGTTGTCGGTCGTGAACAGCCTAGCCAACGCGTTGATGTGCGGGTTGTTGTACCCGTGCAAGCGCTCAGCGACGGTAAAGAACCAGGCATGGAGCCTAGCCTTCTTAGCCATGGGGCCGATCAGCGACTCGACCCGTCCGGCGATGCGCTGAAGGACCCGATCCCGAAGCTTGGTATCCAAGCGGATGGGTGAGAAGTGCGACGTGCCGATATCCGTGCGGGTCAGCTGGTCGGCCAAGAGTTCCACGGCCATATCGCCAGCCTTGTCCGAAGGGATTCGTCCCAGCGACTCGACGATCCTCTGGAAGCCGGTATAGAGAACCGACGCCTTCGGAGACACCGCCGTGACCCCGGCGCCGAGCAACTGCGCCTGTACCCACAGCGCGGCAGCCGTCTCGGGACTGTCGTTCAGCTTTTCCAGTAGGGCGTCTCGAACGTCCGGCGCTTCGGCATAGGTTTCCTGTACGAACTTGCGTAGCTGGAACAGTACCCTAGGCTGCGTGGCGTTGTTCATCAGCAGCTTGGCGGTATCCTTGTCGACCACGCGGGTCAGGTGGGTGGCCAAGCCGACGACGAACTTGGTGGTATACCACTGTCCAGCACGGGTCACCGCGACCCAATCCGCGAAGGACATGTCACCGGACGGCATGGGGCCGACATCGACGCCAGCGTCCTGCGTATCCTCGCTCGCTTCCATGGTTGCTTCCGTAGCCGCGTCGGCGACATCGGCCTCCTGCCGCTGCGTCAGTGTATGGAGGAGCTCGAAGGCGTCCTCGCGGAAAAGGTTGTCGATACCACGGACCCACTGCGGGATCGCCTCGGCATCCGCGCCGAACACGTAAGCCGCGATGGCATCGGCGGCCATCTCGTCGAACGCCAGGTAATGGTTCACCTTCTTCCGTCCGGGTTTCTTCCGGGCGGCCAGCCGGGACTCCCAAGCGCTAGTACCGACCAACCCGCCACCGCGCATCCAGTCGAACGTCCCTTTACTCAACTCCTCCAGCCACCAGCGCACTGGCTCGTTCGCGTCTGCCATCCGATCGACATACGCATGGGCCAACTCGTGCACAAGCGCATATGCAGTGGAGGCGGTGAGCCTTTTCCCGTTCGCCAGTACCTTATTGACGAATCTCGCCGACAGGTGGATTCGGACACCACCGTCCTGGTTGACGGAGAACGCCAGAAAGTTGCTGCCGGACCCCAACGTGGACTCGAACAGAACGCGAGACTGTTCGCTATCCGTGAACGTCCATTCGTCACCAACCTTGGTGACGTCCGGCCAAACGAATTCGACGTTGATGGATTTCAACCAGGCGTCCGAAAAAACGCGGGTAATGAACGCCTGGACGATACCGGCCACGTCGGACCTGGCGACCTCCGCTTCTTCCTGGGAAGCAAACCGAATTTCGACGCTGGCCGCCCGTTCGACCGCCGCGCGGATCTGCTCGATCGAACCGCCGTCTTCAGCCACCTGCGCCCGAACCTGTCTGATTCGGTCGGCAACGTCGAAGATGCGGGCGAGCCTGACGCCGGCCTGACTGCCACGCAGCGCTTTGCCCCAGCGCGCCCGGAGCTTGGCGGCCGCCTTAGTATCATCTGCGATAACGGCATAGGCCACCTCCTCGGCATCGACACGCCCGTCTCGCCATCCGCTGACCAAATCGTCGAGAATAGCGACGCCGATCGGCTTATTGCCGACCAGCTTGTCCAGTGTCGACATCGCCAACTGGCTCGCAGCTAGTTTTCTCGCCGCTCGCAGGGCGGCCCGGTCCATCTTCGCAAGTTTCGCTCGGATTGGTCGCTGCTCCCGGATGATGGCGGCGAGTTCTTCACGCTTCATCGTTTTGTCGAAGTCGACGACGATGACAGGCTTCTCCGTACGCACGGCCGAGAGGAATTTGTTGGAGAACTCCTGATCGTTCTGGGAAATCGGGATGACCTCCGAGAACCCAAGCTTCACCAAGCGGGCTTCCCGAGCGGCCGTCGTAGCAGCGTCGCCCGTGGAAATGAGAATGATTCTCATTTCCGGGTCTGGCGTGATGGCCTTGACGCCCATTTCCTTGGCCAGCAAGCCCAAGTCTTTGAGGCTCATATCCCGCCCCTGTTCGAGGATACGCTTGGCGATGGCGACCTGGGACCTCGACGGCAGCGCCGGATGTGCCTTGCGGCCTTTGGATAGCGATTCCCAAAACGCCCGTTGTCGGCGCGTACGTTCCAGTTCAGCCACGCGATCCCGCATGGCGTCGATAGCAGTAAGCACCCGCTCCAATTCGGTGCCCAACTCGTCTCGAAGCCGCCGGACCTCGGGGCCGACCTTGGATTTCAGCTTCGAAAGGTCCCGCTTGATCGCGTCCCTGACAGATTCGTACTTGGAAAGCTCGTCTTTGGCAGCGCTAAGCTGCTCGTCGATCTCCTTGTACGTCGGGATGGCTTTAAGCCGTTGCTTGGCCCGATATACCAGCTTGGACCGGGCTATCGTCTCTTTGGCGACGGATTCGACGTAGGATCGTGCGGTGGCGTCGTAAAACTCCTCGCCACGGACGTAGGTGACGATCCCCTGCTCCCGAGTCCTATCGATATACAGCGGGTCTTTCTCGGACACCACCGAGTCTTCGTACCCGAACCCGATCGCCTGGCGGAGCTGGTCGGCTGATCCGGGCATATCGCCGCGCAACGGGTCGTCCAGGGCGATCATCGTCTCGGCGTTCCTGACGAAAGTCTCCAGGTCCTTCTCCCGCCAATACTTGGCTGCCCGACGGTATCCGAGATACCGCTTCAGACGGTCGCTGCCCTTGTAATCCATCGACCGCTCGATCGGATCCAGTTGCTCGGACCAGTCTTTCAAGGCGGTGCGATAGGACTCCCACACACCGGGGGGCAAATCGCCGGCCTGCTTCAATTCGAACAGGCGCTTTTCAGCTTCCACGATGTCAGACGTCTTGAGGCTCGGGGACATGTCTACGCCGGCCCGTGCCAGAGCAGCGAACACGGGATGATCGCCACGGCCACCACGGTACCAAGCGCGCCACTCGTCCAGAATAGCTTTGGCTCGAAGATTGCCTTTCTCAGCCTGAGCTTTCATTAGCTCTATCTGATTTCGATAGAGCCCCCGAGCGTAGTTGTCCATGGCCTCCGCCATCGTGCTGGCCAGCGAGCCTCGGAACGGGCGACCTTTCCGGTCCTTGTACGATGCGGTGGCATCGTGATAGGCCCGCTGATAAACCTTGGTCATCAGGGCCTGGGTGATCTTGACTTCCTTACCTTCGCGGGTCGTGGCGGTACCCTCACCGCTTGGCGTGTACCCGCTATGCTTCAACACTTCCTTATCCAACCGCGACAGCGTGATCTTGTCCGACTTGAATCGCCGCCATTGCGCTGCCCTGGCCCGCAAATGCAAGGCCGATCCGATGCCGTGGTACAGCTCTCCGAGCGTCTTGGCCCGCAAGGTGTCGAAAGAATTCTGGTCCGCCAACACCGTTTCCGGAGCGGACTCGGCGATCGTGTCGATGGTGACGGGCTCGGACGCGAATGCCAGCACACGGTCCAGCACCATGAGACTCTGGAGCGCTCGCAATTCGGCATCGTCGTCTACCGTGGATGTGAACTCACCCACCAACTTCGCCATGTTATGGAGTTTCCACGGCTTGACGATACCGATACCGGGCACCTTGATCGCCCCGAACGGGACGTACTTGGTGTTTTCAGGTACCAGTGCGCCATGCCTGGCAAGCAGCGCACGTACCAGCTTACGGGTAGCGGCGGCCTCTTGGGTGTTCTTGCCCCGATACACGCGCTGGAGAATAGGCGCTCGAAGCACGGGGGTGAACTCGACACCGCCCTCCTTCTTCGTGCCGGCAGGATCGGGTACCAGGATGGTTTCCGTCGAGAGCATGGCCTCGTGAAGCAGCCGGACGAAGCCATCGTTGCTGGCGACCCGGAGCACCTCGCTCGGCTTTCTAGATCGGAAGGCTTCGGCCAGCCGGGTCAACAATGGTGCGGCCTCCGGGTCCGGTACGTCACGGGACATCTTGCGAACCTGGACGGTGGCACCTTCCGGCCCGTCCGAGCGTTTCAGTTCGCCAGTACCGATTTCGTCGGACTCCATGGGGCGCGTGGCCGCCGGCGATTCCTCGAAGGGATCGACCTGTGGGTGCAGTTCCCGACTCAAAGTCTGGTTGGCCATGGAGCGGACGACGCGGAGTACTTGTGCGGCCTTCCGTCCGATATCCGATCGCGGATTGGACGCCAGGCTTTCCAGCCGATCGCGCAGACTGCTGTTCAAATCGAGCGAGCCCTTACCACTCCGACGGCCGCCAACGATCTCCGCCGTGGCCCGAATCGCCCTGGCGCGGGCGTCGACCGGCAGTTCGTCCGGTTCCGTATTCGGGTCGTAGAACTTCAGCAGCAAATCCAGCAGCGACTCGTTCAACGTCAGGTCGGACGTCCGAATACGCATCGCCGCCCGCAGCAACTTGGGATCGGTGGCCAACTCCCTTAACGTGCGCGCTACACGGGCAGCGGCCAACCTAGCCTGCTTGTGGTCGGCCGTTTCCGTCCGCATACCGTTGGTGACGACATCGGACAGGAACTTGACCTTTTGCTCGTTAGAGCTACGCCCGAGCGCCGTGAGAACCCCGAGCACGTAAGGCGCTTCCGGAGTGTCTCGCTTGGCGGACTCGACCATCTGGGCCACGGTCCTTACGGCCTTGTCCCATTCGGCGGTGTCGGATAGTTCGACGTCGAAGGACAACTGATGGATCAGCGCGTCCAGAACGTTGCGGGCCTTCTGCGATACACCGAGTTCTCCGGCCAGGTCTTCGAGCGACGGGCCTTCCGTAGCCGCTGGGGTTTTGGGAACATCGGGCACTCGATTCAACAGGTTTTCGATCCCATCATCCCCAAGACGCTTGAGGATCTTATCCACCCGTTTCAAGGCCGGGGCGAGCTCCGCTTCCGCAAGGTGCTGTGCTAACGCACGAAGGCGAGCCGTCGCCACCTCGCGCGAAATCGGTAATGTTTTTTGCCGTATCAGCGACTCCAGCTTGGTGTCCGGTTCGACGGACACAACGCTGTTGATGATACGATCGACCGCCGCTTTAGAGATACCGCGCAAGTACTCGGTAGCCCGTGACGACAGCGTTTCGACCAGGTTGTTGGCGGGCTCCGGCTCCGTCTGCGCCGAAGGCTCGTCCGAAGCGATGCGCTCGACGGTAACGCCGGACGCTTCGGCTTCAGCGCTCGTCACCCGCCGACGCGCTCGCGGCCGCGGCTTGGCTGGTGGCTTGGGCTGTGGCTTGGGCTGTGGCTTGGGCTGTGGTGGTTTTGGCGCCTGCCTACGGGGGCGCAGGGAATACTGGACGGCCCCATTGCCAAGGTCTTTACGGACCACCTCGCCGCCGAACACCCGCATAGCTTCGTCCGGGTTCTCCAGAATGTTCGACAGCATGCCTTCCGTCTCCCGGTTGTGTGTGCGGTTGGCGTGCTCCGGAGAGTCCATGACGATCGAAGCGCCCTTGGCGAAGATACGCTTGACCGTCGGCACGACGTACTTCTGGACGTACTCCCGCGCCTTTGCCTTGTCGCTGAACCGAGACGCCCCCGGATTGGAGATGTACACCACGTCGTCCTTCGCCACATTATCGGCGTTCGATCCCGGAACGACCCGAGCCTCGTCAGGGGCCGCCTTAGCGAGACGAACGGCGAAGGACTGGTCGGCCCCTTCTCGATCGATCCTAGGGGCGAGAATCTTGGTGGCGACGCGCGCCTTGGTCAGCTCCTTCTGAACGTATCGTGACGGAGGCTTGGCCGCCGCCACGATACGTGCGACGCCTTGGGTTGTCTGGGTCTGAGGCTGAGCCTGGGTCTGAGGCTGAGCCTGGGTCTGAGGCTGAGCCTGGGTCTGAGGCTGAGCCTGGGTCTGAGGCTGAGCCTGGGTCTGAGGCTGAGCCTGGGTCTGAGGCTGAGCCTGGGTCTGAGGATGAGCCTGGGTCTGAGGCTGGGTCTGCCTGGCAATCTCACGGCGTACCTTGTAAAGGGCCGTGTGCCGGTTGAACATCCGGGCCGCTAGATCGACCGCCGTTCGGTCTCCGGCCCGCACTTTGGCGACGAACTTAGGATTCAAGCCCAATCGATTCGCCACCTTGGCGCCCTTGTCGGTCCGCAAGAACTCAACGACGGCCGCCCGCTGCTCCTTGGGTGTACGGGCGTTGAGCATCTGTTCGGTCAACCAGGCGGTCTTCTTGGCCTTGTCCTCGACGACAAGTCTTTCGACCCGCCCGTCCGGTAACGTGCGTTCGTACAGCGTATCGCCCGGTTTAACCTTCGAAGCGGCGGCCGTGACCGCTCCCGTCTCAGCTCCAAGGAACAGGGCGTGAGCGCTATCTCCAGTAGGGGCGACTCGCTTCCTCAAAGGTGCCGAGATGAACTCGCTGGGAACCGTGCGGGTTTCGTGCTGTTTCCAGCGGAACTTTACCGCAGGTTGCTGAGCGGCCGGCTGAGTGGCCGGCTGAGTGGCTTCGATGGGGGCGAAAATAATCTGCTTGGCTCTGGGGCCGGCAACCTGATCCCAAAGCTTTTGGGCCGCCTTGTCACCCGCCTCGGCTTTCTTTTTGATGACAAACGGATTCCATTGCTCACGACGTGCCCACTCCGCCGCCCGTTTGCGCTCCTCGCCGGTCCACTCCTTGAGCGGCTTGTGAAACATGGGCCGCAGAGGAGACGGGATGATATCCTGGACGACGTACGTTCCCGACTTACGACCATCGCCTGACGTAAACACGACGGTCTGTCCGGGTTCCACTCCTTTGGGAAGGGTAGCCCTTGTAGTCGCCGTGCGGCGTCCAGCTAAGATCTCGTCGAACGTCGTCGAGTCCTCTCGCTTACCCACCTTCAGGTCCTTTGGCATGGGGTACGTCATACCCATGACCTTCGGAGCCTGTCCCTCGGCCATCGGACGGACCTGCACATCCGGCGTCGGGGCTGCTGCCGGCCCCTGGGCACCGAGCGGGGGCTCTGGCGGTACGACCGTCTCGGTAGCGGACTGGCCGCCTACGCCACCTTCTGGGCCAGCGCCAGCCGACATGGGTTGTTCCGGCACAGCACGGGCGGAAAGGGCGTTCGCGGCGGCGTGCCCGACGCCGGCGGCGCCACCCATCGCCGTACCAAGCGCAGCGCCGCCGATAAGCGCGTCCAATCGCCGTCGGGCGACTTCTTCTGGGGTTAGCTCACGGGCGCCGGGCAGTCCGCTAGCCTGGCGCATCGTTAGTTCTTCCTGGAACAGCTCCGGAAGGCCCTCGCCGACGGCACCCTTGGCCGCTTCTTTAGCGATAGTCTTGGCTACCCCGCCGGTACGGGCCGCCCTACCGATCGTTCGCAAGCTCTTGGCGATGACGCCAGCACCGATGACATCCGGGATCGCCTGGATCGCCCCGGTGCCCAGCGCCCTGGCACGGTCGAGGTCTTCTGGCGCGACGCCACGCTGCATCTGTTCGAGGACGTTCTCGCCGCCAAACATCGCCGCGCTAACGCCGAGTCCCAACGCCGGGTTGGCAACCAACGCCCCCAAGGTGGCTAGCGATTGCGGGGCGGATGACCCGGCGAGCCCTTGGATATAGTCGATCGCGTCGCTCAGGGACTTGATCTTACGGTAGTCCGTAACCCGTGGAGTGGGCAGCGTTTCGAGCGTGCTCAGGGTGTCCTGCGCGCTGCCGGTAAATCCTGTCAGCGCCTGGAGCCCGGCGATGGTACGACCCAGTCCGGCCCGCACCCCGAGCGCAAAATCGGAATCCCCGGCAAGCTCCTGGTTCAGAGCCCGCCGCCGGGCCGGGTCAGCGTAGTTCATCATATCTCGGGCCAGGTTCGCCTGAAGGATGTCCCTGACCCCGAAAGGGCGCTTACGATCCTGGTTATTGTTGGCCATTGACTCTCAACCGAAACAAGTTGGCGATCAGCTTCTGCACCGGATCGGACAAATCCAGACTTATCGGTTTTCTATCCGATTGCTCCACCCCGAACCGAGGCCCGACAGGGACCAAGGCGTGCTGCGAGGGGTCGAAGGCCCACTGGCCGGACGCGACGGCGGACATGAGCGGGTTCTGTGACGCTTCCAGGCCGCGATTGGCTTTGCGGAGCATCGCCGTGTCGGACCACGGTACCGCACGGAAGATGGAAAACGTGGCATTGTCGGCGGCATCTTTCACTTTTTGCAGAAACTCCCGGTTCGCGAGCGCCAGTAGCTCTGGTGGTGGTTCACGCCCGGTCTGCGCGTAAGCGTCCAGGGCCGTGTTCGCCGCCACCTTGGCAACGGGGTCCGCACCCAACCGCCCTTGCAGAACGCTCAACCACTTCTTGTAGTCGATTTTGTTTGGGTCCCTCGTCGATGATTTACTCGTCTTCGTTTTCGTATTCGTCTTGGCCAGCGCCGCCGCTAGCCCACGCAGCGCCGCGTTGCGGGCGTTGGCGTATGCGGCTTGGGCGCTTAGACCAGTGCCAAGTACGCTACCGGACGTCCCGATCAACTGCCGCAGAACGTCGGCCTGCGTCTTGGTGGTGCCCAACTGACGGTTGGCGATATTGGCTGCGGTCTGTGACAACAGTTTGGCATACGCCAGCTTCTGGAACCGGCTGGACGGCCCGCCCAGGTCCGACGGTCCAGTAATGCCGAGACGGTTCAAATAGTCCTTGGCCTGTCGGGCCACACGTCGCATGTTGGGCGCTTCGATATCGGTAGCGGCCATGTCCTGCAACATCCGCACCTGTCGATAGCCGGACAGGTCCGGCGCCTTCCCCATCGCGGCCATCAGCTCACGGAGCCCAAGCACCCCGCCAGGCGACGGGGGGTTGGTCGGTCCCGTCAGCGTCTTAGGTTTCGGTTCTGGGGCCTGCGGCTGCTTCGGTTCCGGGGCCGCCTCGCCGGTGGCGAGCAGGTCGGAGAAGAAGCTCATGGAGTTCGAAGATCCTGGACGTTGTGTGCCACGGAACCGATTTCGGCCCGTCTGTAGCTCCGGTAAAGCCGATGCAACGTCCTGCATACCGCGACGCCGGTTTCGTCTGGCCCGTTCACGGTTATCGATAGCCATAATTGCACCCAAGGAAAAGGGGCGGCCATCGCCGCCCCAGTACGTCAGGAAGATTTACTCTCGGCAGGCGACTCCGCTTTAGCCCGCTTTAGCTTCAACCCAGGCAAATCGACCAGCTGGTCGGCCAACTCAGCGGGGACCTTATTGTCCCCGGCTTTCAGGTTGAGGATATGGGGGCCAAGGACCACCCGCCGATCCCGGTCAGATACGACCACTTTCATAGATCACCTCACGGTTGGACTTCGTTCTGCCGACGCGGAATGACGTACTCGATGACCACGTACACCTTACCAGTCGTATCAGTGGTCAACGACCGAGATACGGTCACATCGACCGCCGTGCCCAGAATGCCCAACGCCGTGCCCGCAGTGCGGCCCGTCGTCGCCGCTGCGGTAGTGGCGAAGGTCGCCGCCCCAGTAGCGGTAACCGACAACACCGACGTATCGAAGGCTTCCACTACTTCGTAAAAGGCGTCGGTGATGATAGCGTTGGCCGGAAGCGTTCCGACCACGACTGAAGTACCACCAGCGAAATCGAGATGAGTAACCTCGAATACCGCCGTGAGGGGGTATTGACGCTCAAGCTGTTTTGCCATGGCTACACCTCATTAGGTCAGCATCGCCACGTCCATCGACAGAATACCGAAGTCCTCTTTGGGCGCTCCGGGCAGTCGATAGTCGGGGAATTGGGGTTTGAGAAAACCAAGGATACGGGAGATTGCGATACCCCAACGGGCGTTGTAGTCGTCCAGTTCCTCGTCCCAACGGGGTGCGCCAAGTTCCGCATACGCCAACCCCTGCGCGCCCATGAGCGTCACCCGGTTCCCAACCACGTCACCAGCAACACCCCACTTGGTGGTAGCGTTGCGGGTATTGAATGAATGTCGGTACGGGTAAATGGCCATGCCGTCCACGTAGTAAACCTCCTGACCCTTGAAGATCGGGTTGTCGGGACTACGTGGCAGCGCCACCTTCAGTGCCTCGTGGAACTTCGGGTCCAGCTTCAGCGACAAGAGCGTCTGCGGATGCAAGTACACCTCGTAGTACTCCATCCCGCCGTTCCAGCGCAACGGACGAATGTACAGGTCATGGGCCAACGCCTTCAGATGCAGCAACGCATCGTAGGTGATGGTGTCGGTGGGAGCGACCTGAGTCGTGTCGCCAGGCTGGAGGCTGGAGGTGCCGGCATCCCACCGGACGTGGCGGTTGGCGCTCGGCGGCGTGACGTACGGCGCGAATTCGAGGCGAGTCCACGCATCAGACGGACGCAATGCTCCGTCCGTTTTGTAGTTATACGTCACCCCGGCCATGGTCAGGAACGCCATCTGGTCGATCCGGTCGGCCATGGCATAAGCCAGCAAGTCGCGGGCTTCCTGGCGGATTTTGATGACGGACTTCTGGTCCGACATCCGTCCGGTATTGGTGACACCATGCCGGATTTGATCGACCACCATGTCGATCTGCGACATCTTGGCCGCTTCCTCACGGCCCTTCAGGGTTTCGTCACCGACGACCCCGTCTTCCACCAGGTCGTGGAGAAGGTTAATGACCGCCTTGTTGCCGGTCGGCAGGCTACTCAGTTCGGAAATCCGCTGAATGCCGGAGTCAGCGGACGTTCCCGCCCGAGAAAGGATGAAGCTGCGTTCCCGAAGGAACCGCCAGGTATCTTGCGCCCATGCAAGCTTCTCGTGCTCTTGCATGGCGGCGAAATTCGTAACAGCCATGATAGTCCTCCAAGTGTTGTCACGATTGACTAAACCTCACACCGTATCGTGGTGCCGACGCGGAGGACCGTTTTTTACGTGGTTATCGTTCCACGCGGGGCGTGTCGTGCCCCGGCCCGTATTGGCGACTATAGCACATCAAATACTTACAGGCAAAAAGAAGCGGCCCGAAGGCCGCTAACGATGGCACCCACCCTCTGGAGGTAGCTAAGGAGGTCCCAATGATGAGGAGGATTTTGGATACATTCTACTAGCTTACCCGATACCGAGCAACTTTTTACGGGTGGATTCTGGCAGCGCTGCCCACTCGTCGGTCGTCATGTTCTCCAACTGCTCGGGCGTGACGTCGGGAGGCGTTCCGGTCGAACCAACCTCCGGCGACAGGACGGGAGGTGTGTTGGCCGCAGCCTGGGCCCGGTCGGTCAGGCCACGCCGGGCGACTGGGGAGTTCGGGGACTTTCCGCTTGCGGCCATCACAGTCTCTGCTGCTTCGACCAGCGCATCCACTGGCGGCCTCCCGGTGGAAACTAGACCCTGAAAGAAAGCGTAAACACGCTCGTTGAGGTCCTGGTCGAATTCCTTGGAGTTCGGGTCCAGCACCGGATACTGAGTCTCAAGCTGCTCCACCACCTGCTGCAACTGCATCTGGGTGACAGCTTGGGATACTACTTCGTTCGGATCGACCTTCGGCGTGGATTGTAGGCTGGCCGCCTTGGAAATCAGTTCGGCCTGCAACTCGGCCGCTTTGGCGGTATCACCCTCCAGAATGGCGGCAGCGTGTTCCTCAGCGAGACGCTTCAGCTCATCGGCGCCTTCGCCTCCTTGCTGAACTTGATCCGAGACAGCCGTGACCGCGGCTTGTGCTTCTTCCGCAGTAGCGCCCGATTTTTCCAATTGAGCCTTGAGAGTTTCCAGCTCCTCAGCCAATTGGCGAGCGCGGGCCTGTACGGCGTCATACCGATACTTGGGTATCATTACCGGACTGCCGCCCGGCTCCGGAGTCTCCTGCGCTTCCTGGGTTTCCGCCTCTTGGGCTGCTGCCTCCTGAGTCTCGGTTTCCGGAGTTTCCACTTCCTGCGTTTCCGCCACTTCCGGCTGCTGCTCCGGTACCTGTTCCTGCGCCTCGATCGACATTGAGTAAGTCCTCCTTTTCGAGTTGGGCCAGCAGACGCTCACGTTCGAGCATCGCGTTCTGGGAGAGTTTATCCAACTCGGTAAGGTATTTCAATCTAAGGTTTTTATCCTGTAGCCGCATCTTGGCACTCGAACCGACAACGTTCGACAGGACTTCCTGCAACCTCGCCCTGAGCAACTCCGCTTCGCTGAGCGTCTTGACCATCTCGGCCTGCGTCTTGCGGGCCTCAAGCTGCTTGAGCTCCTGCTCCAACTGCGCCATCGGCTCCTGCGCCTGTCGAGCCTGTTCGATATCCCGCATGATACGCCCCGGATCGGGCAGCCCGGCGCTTTCGACCAGGACCCAATCCGGCACGGGGACGCCAGCTTCTCGAAGACTGAGCGCCCGCTGGTAGGTGGCCTCGTCCTGACGCTCCTTCGGCGGGACGGACTTGACGACGACGGAGTATTCCCCCAGCGTCAGGTCGTTGACGATCTGCCCGTATACGTTGGGCATGTTAACCTCGACGACCGCCTCCTCGCCGTTCAACTCGTCCGGCGCCACGCGCATGATCCGGGGTTCCGTGTAATACCGTTGGACCATCTTAAGAATGACCTCGGCCAGATACCGGCGGGTCAGGTTCAGCGACTCGAACGGCACCGTGAGGGAGATGGCCCCGGCCTGTTGCTTGGCGATGATCGCCTTGGCGGCCACGTCTGCCCGGTCGAACCCGCGCATGGAATCGGATATCCCGGAGACGTACTTGACCCATTCGGACAACTGCTGCGTGATTCGGTCCAAACCTGTCGGTATCTGATTGGGGGCGATCTTGTCGATGCCGCCCATATCAGTGACCTCCAGAACAAGCCCAGTCTCGGCACCGCGTTCTTCAAGATCCTCAATGGCCATATTGACCAGCGCCCCGGACTTGACGATCCAGCCGGAATTGGCGGTGGTGTTGATGACGTGTAATGTTTGAGAAAGCGTTTTGTTGGTCGCATCCTGGAGGTCAAGAAGATTCTCTACGACCCCGATCGTCTCGCCCCAGCGAAAATAAGGAAAATACGGGACGATCGTGAACGTTTCGTAGGGGCTCCAGGCGTCGTGAAGAACGACACTGCCGGCGAACACGACCATACGGATGCGTTCGGCCAGTCTCGGGACGACCGTCAGCCGAGCTCCACGCTCGGCGGCCCGAGCGATGACGTCGTGTACTTTGGCTTCGTCCCATTGGTCCGGGACCGGACGGGATTCGCCGGTGTCGAGATCGACGAAGTACAACGACCGATCCAGCTTACGGTACTGGCGCTCCACGACCCGGTACCGCTTGGGCACCGAATCGCCATAGTACGCCGGGGCGATGGGAACAGGGCCCGCTTCACCGGAGAAAGCCCCGCCCACCGACAAGTCGGAGATAATGTCCTCGACCGGGCCGATTCCGTTGACGACGGACGCCTCCACTTGCTTGGCTTTCTGCTCGCCGTACAGCACCCGTATCTCATCAAGGGTAAGCCACCGGCTGATGAACACCTCTTTCCACCCGGTAGGCAAATAGTCCCTCGCGTCCGGGTCGATCAGAACGTCCCTGGGGTCCAGGTGCGTGATGCGCACGTCACCGTGCAGGTTTTCATCAAACGCCATCCGAACGTCGAGGAAGCCGCGCGACGTGATCAGGCCGTCCATGGCCATGCTCAGGTCCTTCCAACGTAGGCGGTTCTCGTTGTAAATATGCCGGAACACCTTACGAAGAACCTCGTTCATGTCGGCGTTCCGGGGGTCCTTGCTGTAGAACAGGACCTCGGTGTAGTTCTCGGCCATCTGTCCGAAAGCCGTGGCCATCGTCGCCAGGATCATATTGGCCGTCAGCGCTGGACGGTCGCCCAACTGGGCCAGGACCCTGGGATCCCACTGATCCCCGCGAAAGTACTTCTCACAGCGTTCGGCCTTGGCGACGTAACGTTTGTGGCCGAAATCCCTGGCCCTACGGTACGCGCCCCAATGTTGCATCACTTCGTCGTTCATCAGATAGACGCCTGATAACTTTCGGACAGAGAATTCGTCAACGCGTAGGACCACCGACGCAGAGTCTGTAGAGTCTTGGACTCTTGAACCTGATACGACACGAACGTCCCTTGCAGCGCAGCAGCCGCGATCGTACTAGCGTGTCGGGCTCCATCGGAGAGCTTCGTGATGGACGCCTCGGCTACCCGATACGCCCGGTTCATGGCATCGGACCAGGCGGCTAACGCCCGGCTGTACAAGGCGTTGTTGTATTCTGCCTGCGCGCGGAACAGGGTGACTTGCGCATCCAACGTAGCGCGATAGTGGGCCACCTCGATGTCGGACTTGGCCTTGTGTGCGGAAATGAGGGACGACAAGGCCCCGTAGTAAGCGGCTTGAGCGTTGGCAGTGGAGGCATGTGCATTGAGCTTGGCCGTGTAGGCGCTAGCTACAGCCTGAATCCGCGCCGTGTTGACCTGGGCCTCGGCCTGCGCGGTGGTAGCGGCTGCTTGTGCTTTCTGGACGGCGTACTGGGCCAGGTCCCGGAAAATGCCCGCCCTCGATTGTTGGATCGTCGCTTTCGCCTGGACTCTGGCGGACTCCCCACGAACTGCCGCTTCGTAGGTCTGGATCAACAATTTCTGCGCGTCAAGCTTCAAATTGGCCAGCCGGGCTTCGGCTTCCGCACGACGGGTCACACCGTCCACTTCAGCCCGATACGCCTGAGCTTTGGCGTTGATCGCGCTCGCCTGCGCTTGCATGATCGCGCCCCACGATGCGACCCCCTGGAGTTTCTTGACCTCGGCCTCCACGATGGTCGACCACGCGTCGAACCGGAGGCGGTCGAGTTCGGCGGCCACCTTGGCGATGTCCGTCTTAGCACCGACTTGGGCACGATACAGCTCCGCCTGGGCGCGGCCCAACTGCGCCTGGGAAGCGATCGCCTCCACCTGCGCACGATAGGCGTCGATCTTAGCCGTTTCGCCTTGGAGGATCGCCTGATACCCCTGCCATTGTGTGCGGTACCCCTCCAGCCTGGCGGAAAACGCCCGTATCTGGGCCTCGAAAACGGATACGTCCAATTGTGCTGCTTTGACCGCAATATCGTAAGCCGCGAGGGAATGCTGACGTGCCTGGGAGGCGGCCTCGAACAGCAATCGGTTGGCAATGTCGTACAACCTAACGTCCAGATCGGTCATCTGGTTCCCGGCTTGTAACGCGGCCTGGCGGACCTGAAGTTCCAACTCTTTTCGCTTGACGTAAATCTCCCGACTGGCCTGCCGAGCTTTCCGCTCGAAGTCCGCGCGAAGATTGATCTCCTGCTGGAACTGCACGCCAGGTGGCATGAGAAATCCCTGCGAAGCCCACACGTCCTGCAACTGGCCAAGCGCCAGGCCAGCGCTTAGAGCCTCCCGGTCGAGCATCGCTTCGTAGGACGCCCGCTCATATTCGGCGTCTAGTTGTGCTCTAGCCAGCATATCGAGAATGGAATCCTCGACGGCCGTTTTCACCCGGCTCTCAAACGCTGACAGGCTCGGCACATCAGGCAGCGCAGGTGACGGCAGGGCGGGGCTGGGTGGTGATACCGAGAGCTCTGGTATCGAGGCCGACGGCGGCGTTGGATAATTGATGACCGGTGCGTCAGGGACCGATTTCAGGTAGGCGCTCAGGTCTGGCGGCTCCGGAAAACTCGGCAGCGTCGCTTCTACGTTCGGAGCCGTCGGGTAGGTCGGGTTTGGCATCGACGGCGGCGAGGCCAACGTGAACCCCGGATCGAACGCCGGTATATCCGGTACGGTCAGTAGTGGGATGTCCGTGTCGATCGTCGGTTTGTCAGGGAATGCCGTGGCGATATCGGACAGGTCGATACCCGATAGGTCCGGAAGATCCGGTTTTGGCAGGTTGACCCAAGCCGGCGCGGAGAAGTCCCCAACGGTCGGGAACGTAACGATGTCCGGCAGTGACGGAAGATCGCCGAAACCTGGGGGTGCCTGGAACGTCGGTAAGGTCGGGGGCGCCAGCGGGTCCGGTGGTTGAGTGATCAACCCGGCCACCGTATTGGCGATGTTGGTCAGCCCGTTCATGGCCGACTCGAACAGGGCATTGTACTTGTCGACCAACCCACGGGCATCGGCCGACGCCTGATCGAACTTGTCGTCGCCGGTTAGAAGCGGGTCGTAATTGGAGTATGGGACGGTATCGACCACGGCCTCAGTACCTCCGTTTTGACCAGGCTACCCGTACGGTCGCCTGTCGCAACCATTCGAAATCAGACAGCGTCAGCTTAACATGATGACGCTGCAACCGCTTACCGAAAGAGAACCGCGCATGCCCGCCTCGGATCAGCGGGCTGCGGGTATGCACCCCATCGGAAGCGCGACTGTTGCGGGTCAATCCTCCTCTAGCCCACAGCGTCTCCACGTTGAACAGATTGCCCTGAGGAGAATCAACCACAGCGATGCCGAATCGGTTCGGCATCGGGGCGCCGGCATCAACAGTCGCCGACCCTCCGGCCAGGCCGATTTGGTCGCCGTAAGCCCAAGCCACAGGCTCGACCGTGTGCTTGGCCGCCGGAAATGCGTACCCATCGTTATTGCGGACGACCGTGAACAGCCATCCGTAGGGAGCGGACGTCGTTAGCGTTTCGTAAGCCAGGATACCGTCCGCTATGATATCGGCAGATGTCAGCCATACGTGAACGGCCTCGCTAGCCGAAACGGTGTCGGTCAAGAAATCTACTGGGGCGACCGACGTCGATACGAGAGTTTCGGATACACGGACGGTATCGGAAATACTACCAACAATACCGATCCAGATCCCTTCGCCGACCAGGACGGTATCCGCGATGGAATCGAACCAGCCAGACCCTACCGATTCGACGACTGCCATCCGATCCACGATCGCGTCGGATAGCACCGCTGCGATGGTCTCGCCACTGGCTATGACGTCCGTCACCAGGGCGAGCGAATTGTCCGCCAGCGCTTCGGAAACCCGGATGGCGTCCGTAATCGACTCGACGACATTGGCCGTTACGGAAGCAGACGAAGCTTCCGTAACGGAAATGGCGTCTATTAGCGTTTCATGATACTGACGACCCAGCGTCTCACCGACGGCGGCCTGCTCGTGTAGTACAGCCGATAGCACACCCCACGCCGAGAGGTTCTGGGACGCTCGGATCGAATCGTCAGCGATGGCTACGGGAATATCGGAAACGACTTCCGACCCGCCTACGGTATCGGCGATGGAATCGCTCAGATTTGCCGAAACCGTCTGAGCGCTTGCGACAAGATCGTCGAGCGCATATCGCCAGTCGGCCACTACCTGCTGGGCCGATGCTACGCAATCGCAAACGGTTTCTGTGTATAAGGCCATACTAATCGTCGATGGGTACGCCTACGGCGAGTATATAGTTCATTGAACTCAAAGGGAACCGTTTGGCGGCCCCGGAACGGAATGGTTCTTCTCCGTGCGTAATGTCCCGCCACACGATGGCCGCCGGCGCCCCGGAGCAATTCTCGTAAGCGTAAATGAAGGCCACAAGGTTGGTATCTGGGTCTGGAGATACGATCGGCCACCAGCCGGAGATGTGAGGGTCCTTACCCTCCCGATATAAAGTGATAGCCGATACAGAGCTGCCAGTATAGCGCACAAACGTTGTGAGAAACGGATCTGTAGTCTCGATTTTTCCCGGCGGCGCGTCAGGCACGGATACATTTTTCTCGGACAAGGCATCTATATCTAGGCACTTATGAGCCCAAGGCGCATAATTACCTACGTGGTGGAGGCACGGACTCGGCAAAAAGGCGTATTTCGGGTCCGTTACTCTCCGTGGAAAACCCCCAGCGGGCTCCGGATCCCAGGCGTAAGCAGGACAGTGCCCACCTACATATTTAGTATCCCCACAATCATGGTACCCGATCGGTGGAGTCAAATATCCGCCGAAACACCTCCCGTAAAGAGCTACCCAATAATACGAAACAGATGCATTCTGATACGATACAGAACGAACCCCGGCGCCCTTACCATGGGGTAGATACCCGATATACACGCCCTCCCGCTCTAACAACGGAAAAATACCATGCGTAAATAGCGCTACATCTTGGTATTGCTCAGTGGTGTAAGTACATAAAAACCTTTTTGTCTTAGTCGCTGTGCCCGTATCCAAGTCCATTAGCCAGTCACTAGCACCCACAACCTCAGCCAAGAACGCACACCTCCTTGACATCTTAGTAGTGTGCGTATAGGTACGGTCAGAAAAATGCCCGTTATCTAAATTAGTACCGAAATGCCGAGCGCTGTTCTTATACGTCCTAGTTTGAGTATCCTTACTATCGACCCAACACGGCACATCAGGATTGTTCACTTCCGGACTCTCCTCGTCCGTCTCGGCGCTGGCAATGAACGTCACGACAACGCCGTTTTCCCGAGACTCGAAAACGGAGATCGGCGCCACCTCCTTGCGCGGCGGGCGGCTGCCTGGTTCTACAGTCGGTATCCACGATATATCCCCGGCCCCGTCTTTGAGGTCGTATTCAGGATACTTCACCTCTATATCCGGTCGCGGGCCTTTACGAGGGAACCTAACCGGGTTGTCAACGTACCCAGAATAGCCCACTGATATGTTAGTACTTAGCGACAGCACCTTGGCGGACCCCGGAACCTCGGCCTTGGCGAACCGTTTGGCCAAATGCTCCATATCAGCATACGCTCGCCCCGAGGCCAACAGATCCCTAACGTCGCGAGCGAATTGGCGAAGATCTGTTCCAGACAAGTAGGACAGCTTCCGCTCCGAAGCCAGGCCGTCCAGCACGCCTTTACCAACCCAGTAGTCGACGAACTCGACAAGACTCCCACCCCCAGGCGTTGGAGCTGTTTGGTCGTTAATGGCGACGTCGAACACCAAGGTAACCAACCTAGCGTATGGGACCCCGTGCTGATTACTATAGTCATGCAGGACAGAATACGCGGCGGGCGTCATGTAAGAGAACGCCCACCCCATGCCAGGCCCGATAGCATGGCCATACCGCGTAACCTCCTCGATACTGGTCTCGGCGATCAACCCGGCAGAAACTCGTTGTCGTAGTGTCTCTGCAACATCCGATTTCCCAGTTTTCGTCACGCAATTTATCTTTGTCTCGAACAGGGGCTCCGAGGATGGCCACCCCCCATAGATCGACACGATACGCTCCGAAAACGGATCGGGGTATCGCCCTTTAGCAGGGTCCGGCTTAACCTTCTTGAGGACGCTCGCCCATTTCACCCAACGGTCCAGATACCGTAAATCGGGAGACGATAGCACGGGGTCGTCTGCCCACGCTTCGTCCCAATAAGTCAGCGGCGCAGCGTACACTTTACCGCGGGCCTGGTCGATACGAATGACGACCGGCCGCATGACCTCAAATGATAGGCCATACCGCTTGGATCCGATCGGCTTGTCGCTGTAATAAGGTACAAAAACGATCCCGTCCGTAATATCCGAAGTCAGACGATACAACGGCTTGTAGAAGTCATGCCGACGGTCTTCTTCCTCCGCACCGAACCCAATCGCGTTGCCAAGTTGCACGACCTCACGCATATGGCCGGTATACATTGTCGGCCTAACCTTAACGAGGTGGCTGTATAAGCCGGCCCACTTGGAGGTATTTTGAAAACTCTGAAAGCCCCTGGGATACTGGCGAAATATCGGGTGGGTTATCTGCCAGGAGTCCCGTATCTGGTAACCACGAAGAGGGTCCCGCACTTTGACGGGTAGTCGCTTCGCCCCGTTTCGAATTCGCGTCGAAACGACGAACCCATGAACCGGCCGCCGCAAATAGCTGTAATCGACGTCGATGGTCTCGACGTCATCTTCGGGCTGACCGAGGACCAGAACTTCGATACGATCCGGGAATTTACGGACGACGTAGCTAGCATCGGAACGAGTTCGGGCCGGGTGATACCCGACCCGATACCCGAGAACGTCGTTGGTCAGCGACTCGTACCGCTTCGCCAGCCGTAGCGCTTCCGCGTGCTCGGAGTCCGTCCTGGCCCCGATTACCTTGACGCGAGCCATTAGACGGGCTGCAAGCTCTCCCGGTACACCAGCCGATAGGTGTCCCCGTTGTACAGCGTGCGCGCCCCGCTAGGGAATACGGCGGCTGACATCAGAACACCGGTCGTACCCCCACGGGTCGGAGAGCTCAATAAGGCCGCGCCTTGGAAAGTTACCGAAGACGCGGTGACGATATTGAACACCGCCGGGTTGGCATCGTTGCCCATGGGCTCGGCCAAGGGCGTGTCCGGCGTCCAGGCTTGGCGGTTGCCGGTCCACCCCTCCGTGGTACTGGTATTCTCCCCGGCGGTGGTGGCGAAGTTGGCCGCCGTCCAGGATTCCGCCGGTGTGACGGCGTTCTGCCACAGGGTCAGATACCAGTTCGCCTCGGCCGTCTGCCCGGCAAGCCCGACACTCAGCAAATACAACTGACCTTCAGCGGAAATGGTGTTAGGGCACACCTCGCCATCCGGGAGCACGTACTCGCCGCGAATACCAAACACGCCATTGACCAAAACGGTGGCATCGGGACGATTGAACTCCACCTTTTCCCGTCGAAAAGCGTTACGGAATGACACCCGATCTCGGAACGACAGCTTGTGGATTAGACGTTCAAGAAACATCACAACCTCCGGTAGTAAAAGAACGTGGACGACCGCTTGTCGAAAGACAGGATACCATCTTCGGGGCTCTTTACAATCAGAAGCTTAGCATTCGGGCGAACGACCTCACCAGAATCCAAGCCGATCATTAGACCGCGCTCAGTTACCCAGGCGGCAATCGTGCCCTGAATACCAGTGTCTTCCTCAGTCACTCGAACGAAACTACTAGATAGTACTCGATCACCTGCAACATGCCGCAGTGACTGGTTTTCAGTACCGACCCCTGATACGAAATACACCCCAGCATCGCCGCCGACGAAGAATCCCGTGTGGGTACCGACGACCAACTTCACGAGAAAAGGAAAACGAACGAAATTGGCGGGAGTCGTCGTGCCGTACAGAAAAGGCTCCGAGTAGAAAACGTCGGTTCCCCTGACCAGAAGCAACCGGGCAGCCATCAAAGACGCAGGTCCATGTCCATAGATCGGCCACCGTTGTAACACGCGCTCAGGAAGTAAGGCCCCGTCAGGTGCCGTCGTCACCGTAACCGTGCGCAAGTTATCAGAGTCACTTTCTGGCGGCGTATGAAGATAGAACTGGGACCCGTCTTGTTGCGTGGCGTAGACGGCGTCTCGTTCTTGGCATATGAACGAAACGCCAGGCTCCTCGGTGAACCCCGGAGTGCTCGGAAGCCCGTCCCGAACAACGCAAATACCGACACGCCCCCGCAAATTGCCGTGGGGTAACGGGTTGAGCGCGATATACGGCCGCGTCTTGGGAGCGACCGAAAACCCGTGCTCGGTGTGCCACACCACCGTAACGCCGTCGGTCAGAACGGAAACTCCACCAAGCGTGTCATACCACGCCGGGAGTTGCATGGCCGGCTCCGAAAACGTCCCGCCCGTCGCCACGAATCCGAAAGACCCGACCTCTCCCAACGGACAAGAAAATCGCGTATGCGGCCCAGAGATCACGGGTTCCTTGAGAGCGCGCACCACTCCATCGGGATGGTAAACCACGTTCTCGGCCTCGTGGGCGGCACCGGGAGACGGAGCGTCTGGGGATACGTTGTCGAGACCGTTCAACCAAGCTTCATAAGCAATTTCTTTTCGACGCATCAGCAGCATCCTCCAGAGATGACAGGCTCCCCGACTACAAGGGACGACACTCCCAAAGTATAAGTCGGGTAGGCTAACGATGGCGACCCTTGAATAACCTCCAACCTCTCGCGAAAAGCGTTCGGGCTGAACCCGGTCGACCTAGTGTATACGTCACCGACAGGAAAGATATCTCGAATGAAGAACGACACCCTATGGTCCGGCAAAAACGAGGTGGAAATGCCCGACTGTTCTACGTATCGAGGAGACCTGCTTACTGTGAGCGAAGTGAATAGATCGTTTGGGTCCGTAGAGGAAAAGCCGGGCACGATAGCACCATCGACGGAAATCGGATAGATGTTCCTAATAAAAAGCTGAGCCAACGTAGCCCCGAACTGAGTTTGGTCGGTGCCTTGCGGAACTGCCGGGGGCAGCGGTACGGAAGCCGCCGGGATTTGTAGGGACGCCGACCCTGATTCGAAAGTGTCTACCCCGGCCCAGACTGACACAGTTCGAACCCCACCAAGTAAGTCCGGCACCCCGTATTTCGGTAAACGATTGGTGGTGGGGTATAAGCGAACAAATCCAAGGTCTAGTGTTTTAGATGACACACCGAAATACACGTCCAGCACAGAAAAAGTCCTGCCAACAGGGCGAACCTGGCGGATGTAATTCGACACGACAGGGCTACCCGGGCCTGGGTCTCGATCCATCGGATACCCAAGCGTCTCGTACAGTGGCCTATCCGGAGGGTACCAAGGTCTCGTGCCCTCGTAAGGATTCGGGGGTGAAGGATAATCAGGTCTTGCGTAAATATACGACGGTGACATTCTGGGTTTGCCGTACCCAGTGAACAAAGTCCCCCCGAAGACTACGGACCTAGGTACTGCTGCCAAGACAGCAAATATCCCAAATTCTTCTGACGGCAGTTGGAAACCGAACCCAGCAGACAACCCTTGTGCTGATGCCGTACCATACTTCGTAGCCTGATTCAGCGGGAAACCGGGGCGTTCGATAAGCTGCGGATTCCTGGAAACCCGTACGGTGCCAATGGGACCAGGGCTGGCCCCCTTGGTAATCGTCACTACCTGTGTATAAGGCAGCCATGGCTGCCCCCAATAAATCGATGGACTCCCGTACTCGGAGAAGACGCCCCCTTTCAAACCATACAGAATTTGTGTCGGGTCTCCGGCCCAAATATTTCCGATCTTACCAGAGACTCCGGCGGGCTCGATATAGCGAGTAAACAACGTTATCTCGGAACTACCATACGCGGATAAACCCCAGCCATAGAACCCGAGTTCGCGGTTCAGATTCTTGATAGCCGCGTTACCGTAGTCTGCCTTGCCGAGGTGAAACGGTTCGATTTCGGTGAAACGTTCTTCAAGGTATGTCGTTGACCAAGGTTGAACAAAATGGTCCAGCCCTACAGGGACGACGAACTGTTGGGCCAGATAAACCTTCTGAAAGACATCGATCGATTCGAAGCTTGCCAAACCCTGTACGGGTAAGGACCGGACAGCATCGCCGGCAAACGCGCTGCCAATCTCGTCGAGGTTCTGCCCGGTCGTCGATATCCATTGGGTCAATATACGAACGTGCGGGTATCCGTAGGCGTCTTGCTTTACGCTCGGAGGAAACACAACAGGCGTTTTCGTGACCCGCATATTCGGGTTGAATACGTTAGGAAACGGTGTCCATATCGGATACAGTCGCCGATTGCGGTAATCGACGGTTATGGCGCCGTACTTAGTCGCAGCAACCCCTTGGAAAAATTTCTGATTATGGTTGAACCCTAACGTATGTGTATAAGGTATATATGATAAAGACTCGCCTACGGGGAATATTGGAACATTGAGATTGGCTACTGACGTGTACTCACCGACTTTGGAAAACTCGGTAGCCGAGTACATGTATAGGTACTGGCGATGGTTCCACACTAATGGGTCCGGGATTGGTAGATTAGGCACGGCATCGAACCCATCGACGAATCGAAGGCCGTGTTCGAACTTATGTGTGGTAACAGTCTCGAACGAGTCCTGACCAGGAAACGGGCCTATTGACGTAAGCAGGTGTTGAAGATACGCCGCGCCGAACTGTGAAGCTTCATGGCCGCCCCACACTGCTACCCAAACGACAGGGGACGAGATGCTGTCCATAGCGTCCCAAACGGGGGACAGAAATCGCTTCGACAATTGCAAATCGGAGCTACCGATAGACAACCAATCCGCACCGGACGGATATAACCTGCGTATAAAGTGGGAAACAAACGCTGTGCCGAACTCGGTCGCGTCCAGCCCGTCGGGGCGCGGCGGCTCTCGAATGGACAGCGCTTGCCCACCGAACTGCAATGTACCAAGCCCACTCAAATAAATGAACTGATCCTGTAGGAAAACATCGACCAGACCAAACTGATTGGTATCTAACCCAGTAAGGGTCAGCGTCTGCGGGAGAGGAACAGCGATAGTCAATGTCCCATAGCCGACGAAGTCCTGACCAGTGAATAGGATCCTCGGCGGCCCCTGAACGAACGTCACAGAACCATACGCCTCTCCCGCGACACCGACAAAATGTAGGCCACGACTCTCACCAAGGTAATGCTGTAGCGCAGTACCCTGGACACATAGGGTTTCGCTAAGGTACAGCCAGATCTGTAAATTAGACACGAAAGGGCTCGTGCCTAGCCAATCATGTGTATCGCCATTGATCTGTAGCCATCTAGGGGTTTGGACCAGCGCCGCACTCCCGTAACGAGTTTGTTCCTCGCCTAAAAATGGGACCAACCGGACAGATAAATCTAGAATGGACAGATTTATCCGCATGAAACCCTGTTGGCATACCTGTCGAAGCAACCCTAAGTACGTGAAAGAGCTACTTATGTATTTAGGGCGACTAATCTTAGAGAGGTCCTCGCCCATGAGAATAACGAACTGATCAATAATAAACGCTGGGGTACCGCAAGAATCCTGAGCATATCCGCGGAAACTAATGGCGCGGAGGGTACGGTTTCCGTTGAGGTCCAACAATTGTGGGCCGGAAGCTCGGCAAATTTGATCTAAAAGGTCTAGGGCTACCGATTTATCCGCCACCGACGGCCTAAGATATCGGAATGACTCGACGCCTAGAGGGGATAAATAGCTGGAGTAGTTCCAAACTATCGGACTACCGTAGTCCGTAAGGGAGGTTGGGTTTATAGGGCGGAACAATTCGGATCCGGAGAGGGCTAGGATGACGGCCCCTCTCCGGCAAAAAGTCTGAGTTAACAGGAGGTCATAACTCGGTACGGTGGTAAATAGGACGTACGTATATTTACGAGCACCGTACCCCGTGTAAAGAACTCCTGAAGGTTGAAGTACCTGGCCAAGTCCGGTACTTACGACAGGTCCGCCTATGGACAGCTGGTCCCCGATAGTCGCGGGAGCGATAAACTGCGAGGTGGCCACGTGTCATAGACCAGCGTTATACAGATCCGAAATCTCCGTATCAGTCAGCGCCCGGTCGAAGACCATCAAATCCCTGAAATACCACGGCCCGGAATTGGCAGGGGCCTCCAACCGGATAAGACCTGTCGATCCAAACCACAAAAATAAAGAGGTAGTAAGCGTATCGACCAAAGCCCCGTTAGCGAACAGCTCCATCACCCCGCGGTCAAAGTCGTACCTCCACGTTAGGAACACCAGCGTATTTAGTGGCAGTGTATAAGAGGTGTTCCAAGTGAACTCCGACGCCGGGTAAGCCGCTAGGGATACTACGACGGAGACAGCACCGGATGCACCTATTTGGAAACAGGCGACATACGTTGCCACGCCGTAGTCTATTGAATAGGCTGCCTGCCGTAATTGGGTACGCCTAATCGATATAGCTCCGACCCCAGTAGTAGGGTAAGCATCGGTCCGCACCCAAGCGGCGAATGTCCGCTGACGTGGGGACTCAACAGCCGGTACGCCGCCATATCCAAATGTCAGAGTCTTGGCAGTTGTGGATGAAATCAACTTGAACGTCGATCGCGTACTACCAGGAATGCTTGTCTGCGGAACCAACGACCCGTCCGTCAGGTAGGCGTCCGCATTGTCGGAAACCGTGCGCGTTAGGGTCAGCCCAGGAGCAGGATAGCAACGCGGGGGCGTATCGGTGGAATTGAAGTCCGTCGAGGCGTCCTGCATTGGCATATAAAACGCCGGTACACGAAACAAAACGCTAGCCTCATACCCTGATAACAGGAGCGACGTCTTATCCGCCAGATTCCCAAGCACCTCGTTGTAGAGATCGGCGCATTGAGTGGCCGTAAGCGCGGCTTTATAACATGCGATAAACCCAAGATCACAAGGCGTTACCCACCAAAAATAGCTGCTTACTGGGTTGAGCTGCGTCGATACGTTAATCTGCCCAAGCACCGCAGGCTGTACGTGATTAAAGCCACTGGTATATTGCCATTTCATCGTCTCCAACGAACCACTACCTAACATAGATATCGTCCCGGCCAGCGTACCATCAACGTAAACAGAAATAGCTACACCAGGTTCAAGAACGATAACGTAATGATGGGGGTTCCCGTCTACAATATTGATCGTAGGTGTAATCGTCTGATCTACCATGGCTGATAAGCTACCCTTCGCTACGACGCGAACGCCTCCAGCCTGAGTGATGGCGATGTGTGCGGTTTCTTGGGTGGAGATGTTATTAGACCCATACCCACGCCACCCTACTTTCGAGGCAGCGTTGAGCCAACGTTCCCCCCACGAAAGGTTATCAAAATCATCCGGGTAACCAAGCACGGAGATCCACACATCGTGAGCCAACGAAGCGTCTCTTGCCAACACGAATTCGACCGAGAAACCAGATTCGGCAACACGAGCCATCGTGCCGACCAAGTTAAGGTTGCGGGACTGGGTGCTGGTCGTATCACCATCAACGTTCAAATGAATCAACGGGCGATCCGGGCGCAACGGCGCTATCGTAGAAACCGCCCGCTGAGCCGGGTCACGGAACAAGAAATACCCCCCGGAGGGGAACGGGTTTTCTGACCACGGGGTCGCTGGATGAAAATCCGCCAACCCGAAAGAGATACTCGTATCAGGCGATAGCCCCGGTCGGTAATAGGCAGTCAGGTTCAAATCCGAGATAACCAGCCGATTACCGACCTCAGGAATAGCAAACGTGCCGGAGTACGGCCCCCTCGTCGGGTAAACGTGGTCCCACGCGACGGGCTGCTTCATAGGGGCACCGTCGTCGTCGACGGCCATCAGAAGATAAGGCTTGTTCGGATCAAGGCCATAGAAAACGTAGTTACCGTTGATATCCGCCCGACCTTCGGCTACCAGGCGCATCGTGTCCCGCTCGAAGCAGAACACCCGAGCATTCGGTTTCACGGCAGAGTCTTCCGAGACGATGCCGGGAATGAATCCGTCTCCGCCAGTCAATGGGACTTGCGTATTGCGTAGGTACGTCGAACGACCGTAATTTCGCCATTGGGCCAAAGACCCTAACGTCGCCCCGAACAACGGATACTCGTCGATCAACCGCCAATTCACACCGTCGTCAGAGCTCCAAACCTGAACCCGGTAGTCGGACAAACTACCACCAGGGATGGAAGCAACATTTATACCGACAGATTCGATACCGACCTGAGTGGCCGCCCCAAAGTCGGCATCGACGAACCACGCCCTGGGTTGTGGATTCACTTTGACACTGACAGTGACCGACGTGGCAGGATCACCGTCGACCAGTACGGCGCCGTCTAGAATAGGGTTGCTAGTGGCGTCTAGCGGGGCAGTCACTTCGTAAAGCCCGACAGCATGGTCGACAGTCAACGTCGCCGTAGACAGAATGTTAGTCGCTTGAAAATCGGGCGTATCACTTGCCCAAAGTTCGGCGACAGAAAAAGTACCGACGACGATCTGACGCGACTTATGGATCAGCCCGAATCGCCAGTAACGAGCCGGGGCACCACAATTCCGTGCGACCATGATTACCTCCGCTTACGACGCTTGGCTAACTTGCGCAACAGCTTGGCGAAATTGATCTGCCGTTTGGTACGGGTATCGATATTCTTAGGCGGATTACGAATCATCTCGCCTACCGACATCCCGCGACGCTTCGCCTTACGCGTCAACGCACCAGGCCGCTTTATGGCCTTTTTGATGTCGAGTCGTTGCTTCATGGCCGGAAGATCTTGTTGATACCGTTGTCCCAAGTGACGATGATGTCACCGGTATTCGGCGTGATCGGCAAACCGGTCGCCGTGTCCAGCCACAGAATCGTCGGGTTCTGCGTCTCGTCGGTCGTACTGATCAACTTGTAGAGCACGACCGCCCCGATCGTGGTACCGGATACCGCAGTGAACGTCACGTCATCGGCATCGGCCGCCCCCTCAGCAGTAGACACTTTGTTGATCAGCGCAACCCCGGCAGACCCAGCCGTCCCATAGTTCCGTTGCGTGGTAGCGATGTCGGCAATGGATGCCGTAGCGGACGTCAGATTAGGTGCCACGCCCTGCTCTACCAGACAACAGTGGATCGTGTCCAGCGCCCAATTGATCTGGGCGTCGAGAAACAGCTTGCGCGCCCGGTCATACAATGCGTTAGCCATCAGTAGCCTCCGTATTTCACAGTTGAGTTCGTCCGATTATGGCGTGCGGCATAGCGGCGCATGTCGAGCAAATGCCGTTCCCACAGCGCCTCGAAACGGCGTAACCGAGCGTCGTCCTCCATGTCGGCATCCAACGTGCGCATCAACCTGGCCGCAGCGCCGTCACACAAAGCGTAGTGGAACCGCTCTGGAATCGCAACTGTTTGATGATCCTCAGATATTGGCGTCTTCGGGATGACGATTGCTTTGAGGCGAACAACCTCGTTAGCCAATGGCTTAGGGACTAGATACAGCCTCCCAAGGTCATGATAAACCCCTTCTGGCAACGCACCGGCCAGGGTTGACACCGGGTATCTGGACAAGTCCTGAACCGAATACGACCTGCCACGATACTCGACGTCCAAAGGTCGATAAACGTGCATAGGCAACTCGACAGGTGCTCCGCTCGTCGGAACGGTTAGATCTACCAGTTCACGCAGCAATCCGGTGCGCTCGCACGCTTCATACTGAGCATCCGACAGCGCCTGATAAATCTCATCGTCCGAGAACAAGTAATCCGGCGTATCGTCCCGGACCAGGCGCCTCGTCCGCGCCAATAGTTCTTCTCCGTTCATTACGCACTCATGAATGTTTTTCGTTTAGCCGGGCGTAGCATATCACGCCACGACGATAGTTTGCTCCTGGGGCGCCTTATTTGCGGCGTTCCTCTGGCCAACAACAACCGAACCGCCCACGCCAGCGCATCGACCATATCGTCGTGAGACGACTGTGGAAACGTCTTCATCTGACCGACCAGCTTCCGCACCCAAGCGATGTTAGGGTCGGGCAGCCACAATCGATCTGTCTGAAGGATCCCCTGGAGCGGGCGGGCACGGATTTCCTTGGCCGCCAACGGGCGCATCTCCTGCTTGTCGGCAAGCGGGAGGAACACGCCGCGCTCCAGCATTCGCTGCTCCAGGACCGGCATGATCGCCTCACGTAGCGGGCCGGATTCGATCCCGACCGTGACGGCGGACGGAAAACGAACATAGAAGTCCAGGAGTGTCTCCACGAACGCGAAGACATTGACCCGAGCAGCGAAAGCGTCCAGCACCCACATGTTCCGGCCAGCATCCATCCCGACGGCCATGATACAAGAATCGTCGGCGGCCTGGTCGGTGGCCGCCGCTGTGTCGGCGGCTATGACGATACGCAACGACTCGGTTGACGGCGGCGCCGTGTAGCGGATTCGCTCCACCTCGAAGAACGCCCCACCGTCCGGCAAGGGCTCTTGCTGATAAAGGGCTTGCCAGTGCCTGGGTTGCAGCGTCGCTTTGATACGCTGTAGGGCGCGCTCGTCGTAGCGCTCCGGGTGAAGCGCATCACCTGGCGACCTGACCTTCTCGAAGGACTCGGCAGGAGCGCCGCCCCTGGCCAGAACGGCTGCACCCCAATCGACATACTCGTCCTCTTCCGCCACCGCCGGCAGCTTCAGCACGTCCCACTCGTCCCGCAGCTCGGCCAGAGTCTTGTCCTCGGGCTCCTGAAGGAGCATACCCGCCAGGTCCTCGACGTGCCACCGGGTCATCACGATGATGACCCCCGCGCCGGGGTAGAGACGGGTATAGGCTGTCGACGAATACCAGTCCATGGCCGCTTCCCGGATGGTGGGAGAATCGGCCTCCTCCGAGTCCTTGAGGATATCGTCGATGATGAGGACGTCCGCACCCTTTCCGGTCAGCGGCCCACCACGGCCAACCGGCCGAAAACCACCGCCCAACGTAGTTTCCCACTCCTCCACCGCCTGGATATCGGGATGTAGCCGGGTGTCCGGGAAAATCTGGTGGTAGGTCTGGTCGCTACGCACCATCTCACGCACCCGGCGAGAGAACTTGGCTGGGAGGGACATCCCGTACGAAGCGACGACGATCTCCCTGGTCGGGTCCTTCCCGAGCACCCAGGCCGGGAACAACTGAGATACGGTGAGACTCTTGGAATGACGCGGCGGGAGCAGAACCATCAACCGGGGCGATTCGCCCCGCTCGACCGCAGCGAAGAACTTCTCCAGTTTCCTGGCGACCAGCTTCTGCGCCCAGCCCATCTGGTACGAAGGCTCGACCAGCGGTATGAAGTGCTCGAACCTCCGGCGGGCTAGCTCATGCCGAGCCGCTTGAGCTAGCAGGTCAAGGCTCTTCATCGGGCGGGACGCCGTTGGCGAGTTTCATCAACTCCTCGTCCGGAAGCCCCTGGACAGGGTCAGGATCGAGCGCCCGCTGAAGACGCTCGATCACCTGGCCACCGCCCTGGTCCCCCTGCTGATAGTACCCGCACATCTTGTTGATCTCCGCCGCAACACGCACGATCGCCTTCGGGTCTTCCTTCTCCAACGCCAACTGGTACGCCTCGTTCAGCATACGCAGCACCTTGACGCGGGATACCCCCAGTTCGTCATGCAGCCTGGCCTGGATGTTGGCCACTTCGTCACGGATGTGGGGGCGCAGCATCAACGCCCTCGCAGTCGACGCCGGATTGGCGTACCCAGCGGCCGCTGCGGCTGCCGCTGGTGTCATCCCCTCGGCAAGACGCGCCAGAAACAGCGACTCCTTTTCGGTCAGCAAGGTCCCGGTCAGACTTCTGGTCCTGGCCCTTCTGGTCCTGGCCACCATAAGCCTCTACTTCTCGTGCAGATTGACGACTTTGCCAGTCTTACCCTTGGCCAAATACCCCAGCCCCGTCAGATGCTCCCGTACGCGGTCGAGCGTATCCGATGGCCGTGGGACAGGAAACACCACCCCGCGAATCGCTTTCTTGAGGCGTTTCTTGACCACCGACTTGTCCGCCTCGTGAAGCCCCTGATGAAGCAGCCACTGGCGAAACTTCGCCGGGGCCATGTGGGCGATCTCCCGGTCGCACGTGACGGCGAACAGAGCCCTGAGCTCCGTCATCGACACTGGCACGTGACCGGATCGGGCCGTCTCCGCGTGGCGGAGGATACTCTGGAACATATCGGCCAGCACCATAGCCTCGTCGGGCAACCCCTTGGCGTTCATCACCCTATCGAGCGGGTCCAGCACCTTCACCAACTCGTCCCACGACCCGTAGCGCAAATAGCCGACCACCCGCTGAGCCGCCGGTTGGGCGGCATCCGCCAGCGTAATCTTGGCTTCGGTCATCGCCGGCCGGCGTACTCGGACCTCGTCGAACACCCTGGCCCGGAACCAAGCGCGAAGGTCATAGATGAACTCTGGCGGCGGCGAGACAAGGAACTCGATTTCGTCCTGACCCAGAACGTTGATAAGCTTCGTCTCCTGGCGAGGTGGGACGTGGAACCGACGGTCGTGGGGCGGGAGTTCTATGGCGTCCATGCGGTTGGATGTGAAGATATACGCCGCGAAATTCGGGACCTCGTACAAGTCCTGGCGCATCCGCCGAACGGCGACCTTGTCGGCGGTGATGTAATCGTTCAGCCGCGCCGTCAGGTTGGTCCGCTGGAACACCCGGCTGTCGATCTCGTTGACGAACACCAGATTCGTATCCTCGACCCAAGCGTTGAAGTTCTCCACCAACTGGTGCGGCATGACGACCTTACAATACGCCTCACCGAACGTCCAGCGCAATATCCGCCAAGTCAGGTCCTTCCCTGTACCCGTGGTACCGTGCCATAGCCATGCCGAATGGGGCGGACACCGACGCTGATACACGAACGCCAGCCAATCCAGCATCGTCTCGATCATCTCGTCGTCATAGGCCAGAACGTGGCTGAGCAACTTCAGAAACTGGGGCGGGAGATTACTCGTGGTTGCGGGTTCCCGCAACGTGTGAGGTTCGTCCGGAGGCGTGAAGCGGTTGATACGCCGGGTACGGATGTCCAGAAATCCGATGCTGGGGTCGAACACGGAGCGCATCAGGACAGGGTTCTTGGCCGCCTCGGTGTCGTACCCGAGCGTGGCCAGCCACGACATGGCGCTGGACTTCTTCACGAACCGCACGACGTCCTTCCATGTCGTTTCGGCCGTCAGCTCGAAGCACAGGTACTCTTCAGTCGATTCCTCCAGCACCACCATCGGGACCGGCGCTTCCCCGGACGATTCGTTGTCGGCGGGCTTGGCCATCGCCTCCGCCATGCGGCGCTCCGACTCGTCCCGGCGCTGTTGGACGAGGGACATGTAGTACTCCGGGACGATCTTCTCCATCGGATACTTGACCATCCCCTTGAAGGAGTACAGGAACGCCAGCTTATCCTTCGGGTGCCAATAAGCTTCCGAGTCCCCGCCGTTCAGGTTGAGCCGGACATACCGCCCGCAGTCTTTCACCTCCGTAACCTCCGCCGGCGGCGGGTCCTTTACCAACGTCCACTCCGAACCGTCACTTTCCACCGACGTTTGGGTCGCGGGAGTGGTTTTGGTCCGATAGCCGGACTCGGCACGCAACTGGGTCAACAGCGCCGCTTTCGCTTCGGCGATTTCAGTCCTGTCCTTCGGCAGCAACGGGATTATGTCCAGATACGGCTTAGCCCCCTCATGGTAGACATACCTGGCGTTCGGCAGGTCTTTGAACGGGTCCAGGCCCGACGGGGCGAACTTCGGCGCCGCTATGGTGAAAACTTGCGACGGGACACAGGACGCCAGATCTATCGGTGGGACCAGGACGGAGCCGGATACGTCCAGCCTCGTCTCGGCGCTCAGGAGCGGGTTCGATACCTGGAGCCACCACACGAGGTCCTTCAGGCGTTGCCAGGGCTGTGGGTCAGCCAGCGGGATCAGGGCCAGGAACCGAAGCCCCTCCTTGATCCGGTACGAGCTGGTGTAGATGAAGATCGCATCGGTGTCGGGCAGACCCAGGACGCCGGTGATGAACTCGTGCGGGTCGTCTGTCGTCCTGGTCCCATCGACGTCGAATACCAGGAGCCTGGTTCTGGCGTCGGATGCCACCTTACCGGCCCGAGGTTCGTCGTCCAGAGGCTTCTTCAAGTTACCCCGAAGCAGCCCACGGCCCCTGTCGGCATGGTGGAGTATGTGTTTATAGACGGTGCGGAGGTCGTTGGCTTCCTCACGGTAGGACGTGACGCGCCAGGAGGGTTTCGGGTTGTTGATCTCCAGGGAACCGCCGCGCTTGATGATGACCTTGCGCCAAGGTTGGGAGGCTTCGATGAAGTCGAGGGTATATAGCATCCGTCACACCTTCTCGGCCAGTTCCTTCAGATGATCCCAATCACGAACGACACCGGCTTTGAGCATGGTCGTCAGTGTCTCCTCGATTCGAGCCCGCTCACGCAGCGTGGCCGCATCCGCCAGATTCCAATCGGTCACGCCAAGCCGGTCCCTGATGATACGGGCTATGGTCGTGTAATGTCCACGGTGTGTGGGTTTTCCGAACGTTTCTTCAGCGGCCAGCGCCAATGCGGCGTTCAGGTCGATGAACCTGTTCGCAGAGTCGTCCCGCAGGTCGAGGATACGCTGGTTGAGGAAGGTGTCCAACACCTCCAGCTTCATTGAGGGTGACAGGTACATAGCTGCGTCCAGGGCAACCAGCAGGTGCGCCCAAGTGGAGCCGTTCCTGCCTCGCTTGGTCTCCAACGCAGGACGTCCGATATGATCGGACACCCGCTGAATGAACTCTTTGGTGGGTTGAAGAGCCAGCCAGGACTCCATACGGAGGCTGGGCTTATCCTCGTCGCCCCGGTAACGGTTCCCGACATCGAACAGACGTCGCAGGTCGATCATGTGGGTCTTCGTCGTGGCGAGAACCTCGCCTTTCAGAAATTGTACCGTCATTTTAAAATCAGTCTTTGCCATCGTTAAATTCCCAATCAAGTGTGGAGATAATAAATATACCACAAATATAAATCGGATCAACACTTGATTGGGTTTTTCGAGGCTCACACCTTCTCGGCCAGTTCCTTCAGATGGTCCCTAGGTGGGGATGGTACAACATATAGCTGATATAAATCGATTGTGGGTGTGGGTGTGGGTGGGGTTGTGGTTATGGGTGGGGTTGTGGTTATGGGTGGGGTTGTGGTTGTGGGTGGGGTTGTGGGTGGGGTTGTGGGTAAAAACCACACTAATTTTGTGGGTGAGGTTGAGAGTGAGGGTTGAGAGTGAGGTTGTGGGTGAGGTTGAGAGTGAGGGTTGAGAGTGAGGTTGTGGGTGAGGTTGTGGGTGAGGTTGTGGGTGAGGTTGTGGTTGTGGTTGTGGTTGTGGTTGTGGGTGGGGTTGTAAAACATGACCACCCTCTCCACCACACCCCCAACTTCGGATTTAACGTTGCTAAAGCCCAGTATGGGACCCGTAGGTACCATATTGCTAAGGACCCGGCCAAAAAGAAACCCCCGCCCATGCTTGGGACGGGGGGTAGGGATTAATCGTAGTATACCTCCTCGGCGCACTGCGGGCATCTGTCAAGGTAGAATCCCTCATAGAAAGTAGATCCATCCCAAAACTCAGGTGCCCAGATGCACCCGCACTTATCGATGACGTAATCTCTAATGACGCCAGGCCGAATCTCAGCCCGACGCAAAAGCTCATCATAGGAAATATAAGTCTCTGTTACTTCCATCGTCCTCTCCTTCTAAGTCTGTTGAGTGACGCCCATAATCAACCAATGACTTAGTCCCGTGCCTGGCCCTGCGGGTGGGTGGGTGGAGCAGGGCCAGGCACGGGGCGAGTATGCCACCATGGTGCCATTAAGGCTCCGGTCAAAAAGAATGCCCCCGCCCCAGGACGGGACGGGGGCTGGACCACCGCTATTCTGAGTAGCGGTGGTCCACCGACGAGGTGTCGGGCGCAATGAGGAGATCATCGAGCTCCCAATACGGAGGCTCGACGCTCTCCAACAGGCTCTGGAGAGCCTGTTGGTGCGCCTCCCGGAAGGCTGGGAGGCTCAATCCGGCGCGGTCTAACGCGCGTCGGACGTGTTGGGATCTGACGTATGCTAAGTCTGTCCGATCGTCCTCGGCAAACGCTATCAGTTTCCCGAGCAGCCACCGCAATGCGGCGGCCTCTAGACGGATTTGGTCCGGCTCAGAGGGCCGGTGCTCGGACTGATGTCCGAGGCCAGAATTTTTCAGTAGTTTGATGGCTCTCGGGTCTCGGAGCTGTCCTTCCAGCTCCGTTATAGCTTGTTTGGCCGGCGATTCGAGTCCATTCTCCTCAGGCTCGAAAGCCTGAGCTGGATAGGACAAAACGTCCATTGCCCAATCCGTAACGGATTTGGCAAAGTCACTCAGTCCGGGTTCCGTATCCCGGACTGAGTGAGCGACTCCATTGAGGCCACGGACCGACAAAACAGTTCGTTCGGCGACCGGCATGACGATACGCCGAGTGACGAGCCGGTTGCCGACTCGGAAGCTGACTTCGCAGCTTCCGGATTCGAAGGTAAGTGCTTCCCGAATAGCTATAAGTTGTTCAGCACGAAAAGTTTCTAGGAACAAACGCAGTTCGCTCATGGTGTTCTCCTTTTAAGTAAGTTGATAGGCACCTACCAACTCACTCACTAATACCCTCTGTCCTTGAGGACAAGGATGCCACATGTCTGCCCCGAGGTTCTGGCGGCTATTGTTCACTACCTATGAACAATACCTAGGGCCTCAGGCAAATTGTCAATCGACGCTGACTGGAGTGCCATCTGGCTGCCAACGAACCCGAGGTTCTTATTGTTAACCGATAGCAAACAATCGGTCTATTTTCGGCCGATTGTTAACGGGGTCTTGAGAACCTGACGCCGGCAAGAGGCGCCCGGTTGTCACCAAACGTTGGAATGGCCAAGTTTGCCCCTGGTCCTGGCCCCGGTTGCCGCCCGCCACGGCCCAATCGAAGCCTTTTGGACCAGCATGGAGTCCTGATTGTTAACCGATAGCGAACAATCTGGCCAAATCCCCCAGGATTGTCACCTTACTCCGGGTTCTGACGGGCACATATATGCCCGGATTGGCAATCATTAGGAAACAAACGGGGTTTTTAGCGCCCAGACCCAGGCTCTGGCGCGCCAAGATTGGCCTTTTGTCACAGGATTGCCCCTGATTCTGGCCCAGATTGCCAACCGCCAGCAAGCATGGAGTCCTGATTGTTAACCGATAGCGAACAATCGAGGCTTTTTTGACCCGATTGTCACCGGTTGGACGTGCGATAGGGCTATTTCAGGTCGTCCAAGGCCCTGATTGTCAGACGACGGCGAATAATCGCGGCTATTTCCGGCCGAACCGGCACCTTGATTCTGGATCTGACGGCGCAACTGCACGAGTCTTTCCCGGTATTTACCCCGATTGTCCACTATTGGTGAACAGTCGGGGTCTATCGGCCCAGATTTTGGTATCGACGCTAAGTGAGAGGGCCTTTATCCCCAGTTATGCCCCTGATTCCGGCTCAGACGCGGCGAGAGGGGCGCTGATGACGGTAGCAGGCCCAGAGCCGTCCCAGGGCCGTTACCAAGCTCAGACGCGGCGAGAGGGGCGCTTAGGCGGAATCCGCCCTGAAAGGAGCACCGACGGGGTGTGAGATGGCCTTTAACCGCAGGTTCGCCCCCGATCGACACCCGACGCGAGGAGAGAGGGCGCTGGCCGGCAACCATTGCCGCAAAGTGCCCCAAATTCTAGGCATGATTGTTGCATGTTCGGCAACGATTGCCGGGATTTCGGTAGCAAAAGGATTGTAATTGTTAACTGCCAGTGAACAATCGGGCCTTATTGTTTCTGATTGTTTTTGGCAGGTCCGTAACCCGAATCGACAAGATCCCTTTAAAATCAATAAGTTATCCAAATTGGGCTACAAAAAGTCGCTCAGAGAGTAACTTGTTGATTTTAAAGAGGTTTTGGTTGAGGGGGTTACAAAACCAAGGAAGGTTACAAAGTCGGTTACAAAGTTTTTTCTGTAACTTGTTGATTTTGAACAAGGTTACAAAAGTTACAGAAAAATCCGGCTTTCATATAATCTCATATAGGGGCGTATAAAATTATTCACTCACAGGAAATAATCGCGTATATAATATATATAGGTATGTACGTACATACATACCTCCCCGATGTAATCATATCCATACCCCGCCAACAAGTCAACCCCCTCGACCGCTCTGAGTAACGCTCTGAGTATCGATATGATTGACGGGCTCTGGAGCTGCAAATGCAAATGAGAATCATTCTCATATTAGAAAATTCTAATATAGAAAACTGGTGTTGGAATATAGAGATTTTTGTAACCTTTGTAACCCTTGGCGTCTCTTGTGGCCCCGCCGTCAATAATAATAATGTAACCCCGTGTAACCGCGCGGACCCTTTGTAACTTTTCCAACCTGTCCGTTGGTACTGCTACAATACCTTTGTTATAATTGACTGAGGAGGTGTCTTATGGCCTGCTTTTTGCCGCCCCTTGACGCCGGAGGCAGTCGATCGTCTCAAGGCGCCTCTCGTATCTGGGAGCTCTACCCGTCCAGCGACCCGGCTATCGAGGACGCCTGGGCGGGGTTGCTGGGGGATGATGAGTGGTGGTGAGCCGTCGTCACCACGACACCGTCCAGCCCCTTTGAGTGAAATTCGGAATTGGAGTGACACTCATGCTTAAATTCTTACTATCCAAGTCAAAAACCAACTCTTATTTCCCTACCCCGTGGCACTTATCCACAGACCCGTTCCCCGCTTTCCGTGGGGAGGGTTTCCGTCATACAGCGTTCTTTCCATTCCACCCATCCCTGAAGCTGGAATGGGATGGGTGGGAGCCGACCGACCCGAGGAAGATGCACCTGTTCTATCAGAATTATCGGCAATACCATGCATCCGCCGCCTCTCTGACCCCGTGTCGGGTCATACGTACCCAAAAAGGTACCGATCTCCTCGTCCCCGCCACCCCAGAAGAGGATGAGAAAATCGTATTCATCACCAGCCAAGGAGGGTTCCGTGGGTCGTACTCACGGATTGATGTCGTGAACGGTGACCGCTTACTCCTCAAGCGGTCAGGTGGGAAATGCGTTCAGACCGCCCACATCGTTGCCCGTCTCCGCCCTGGCGGATACGTAGTCACAGAAACCGGACGGCGTAAAGACACAGGGATAGTTGAAGTATTTACCTGGGACGGTCGTATCGGCCCATTGTCTCCAGAAGAGTTCGATACCTGGGCGGAATTTCACAACCCAACTCCTTAGGAGGTACCCAATGAACGATTCCATTCTCTACGATCTCCGGCAGTCCACCGTTAAAGTCCAGATCCGTTACGACAACGGTGACCGGGCTACCTACGTGTATGCTATCCGGAATACTGAGGCCCCTGACCCGAACGAACCCCCACCCCCCGACCTCGCGGTGGAGGTGATCGAAGAAGACGACGGCACGCTGGAGGTCCGTCTCCCCCAAGCGCACGTCACCATCTCTCCCGAAGACCGGCTCCAGATCACCTCCCAACCCGCTCCAGGTCAGCCGTACCGAACGGACAAGTGGGTCCACAAGAATGGCCGGTGGATCTGGCCGGAGGATTGAGCTTATCCACAACCCACATCAGGAGGTATTACGATGAGCTACCCCATCGAATCCCTGTCCGACGCCAAACTCCTGCTCCCCAAGTGGGACCTCGAGGAGGCCGTAGGGGCCGTCACCCTGGCGGCCGAGGATGGCCGTTACGTCTCCGTCCGGGTCGAAGATCGCACCTGGCC